CTTTTTTTGTTTGTGTTGGCCCACCCACCCTAAGCCTTTAAAGGCTGTCCCTGAATGAATTCAGCTTTAAAGCTGAATTCGGCTTTAAATCCGACACAAACAATGTGACCAAAGTCACACCGCTTAAACGGCGTGTCGGCTTGACAGAGAGAGAGAAGAGCTGTATAGGCCAGAGAGAGCTTACCCAGCTGGTTATGCTCGCCGATTTGACAGTCGGCTACTGCTGTGATATGGGGCAAGCTTGACCGCTTGCGTGACCAGATTATTAGCTAGTATCGCAAGTCTGTTATGTGATAAGAGAGTGAGAGAAAGAGATACCAGTCCTATTACTAAAGTTGTTCATAGGTGGTTCAAGTGACCTGAAGTGTATCCAATCCTCTCTCTGTATCTCTATTAGTATTTGATAGCCAATTCAGGAAACCCCCCGATATTTCTTAGATTAGGTGTTGGGACACACCCCGAAAGCTTTGAGACCCCAAGTGGAAAGCTTGCAAAAATAGTTTGAGAAAACTATTGACTTTTGACCCCTATGTGTGGTATGGACTTGATCTAAATAAATGTGACGAGTATCACACTAAATCTTTTGATAATAATTATGTAATTTCACCCATAACTGGTACTGTCCTTGTATTGGATAAATCAAGCTTTACGAAAGGAAGCAATCCACTATGACAATCGCACTCTACGTTGAGTCCCTGTCCGAGACTATTGGTGACAATGGCGAAGCAGGTCTTGACCAAACTATTATCGTGCCAAACTACACCATTGGCGCAATTCAATTATTCCACCGTACCAGTACGGGTAAGCGTGGTCGTTCCGAGGCTTGGACACTAACGCCTCTATCTGATCTACCTAATACCCGTGTCATTAAGAACCCTGTTGCTATCCGTCTCACCGACAATGACCACTTTGCTATTCAAGGTGGCAAGGTAACTACTTTGGGATACAAGACCACCACCGCCTCCGATCAACTTACCAAGCTTGGTGGCGATTACACTCTCAACCACTTCGATCTAGTATCAGACTTGGTATCACGTTTCGAGAACGCTGATAGCAGTCTTGCTATCTACTTGACCGACTCCCGTTACAAGGACACCTCAATCGAGTTTCCTGCCCTAGTGCCTAACCGTGCCTTTGGTAATAGTCCTGTTAGCAATCCAGTCACCCCGACAATTTCTAACGTGGCAGTACCTAACCAACCTGCTATCTCTCGCCAGACCACCACACCAAGCTTGGTAATGGAATTGGCAAGTGTGCCTGATATCAAGTGGGCGAAGCAATACATCAACCGCAAGGTCGTAGGTGATGTTACTGATTTTGATATCTTTGACGTTGCTATGCGTAATGATGAGAACGTGCTTATTACTGGTCACGCTGGTTCTGGTAAGACTTCCTCGGTTATGGCTTACGCCTCGGCTCGCGGATACCGTTACTACAACTTCTCTTGCTCTGCTGGCACGGATACCAAGAAACTATTTGGTGGATACAACCCAAGCCCAGACGGTCACTTCCATTGGCAAGACGGGGCAATAACAGACTTGGTACGCAACGGAGGAGTCCTGCTTATCGGTGAGATTACCTTTATGCCTGAACGTACCGCCTCGGAATTGTATTCTCTATTAGATTACCGCCGTGAAATCCAACTAACGGATAAAGACGGGGAGGTTGTCAAGGCTCACCCTGATCTGCTCATTGTTGCTGACGGTAATCTTGGCTATCGTGGTACTCGGGAACTATCCCAAGCTTTCAACGATAGGTTCACACACCACCTCGACTTCCCTTACGACCCAGACATTGAGGGTAAACTAATCAAAAGTAAGGCAATCTTGGAAATGGCTAATTCATTACGCGACCGTTTCGAGGAGGAGGAAATCCAGACTCCGATCTCGACTCGTTCACTTGTCGCTCTAATGGGTAACATTAACAGTCTTGGTATTGACTACGGTATCTATGCCTACCTCAACCTATTCCCAATGCGCGAGCAAGCAAGTGTCAAGTTAGTTATTGACACCTACCGCTACAACATTGAGGAGGAACTAGGTTTGGCTCACTCCACTCCTGCCGAGCCTGTTATGGAGGTGCTTAACAATGGTAATGCCAACTAAGAAACCTGCTAAGTCTGCCGATACGGGCAACCTGTACCAAGACTGGTATGACTACAACAGCACCAACTCTAGCGAGGGTCTATCCCAGATCGAACGTGACGAACTCAAGGAATACCTTGTGGCTAAACAAGCTAAGAAGCTTGCTAGGTTTCAGGCTATTGCTGGTGTGTACCAGACTGCGGATAGTGTTCTTACCAAGTCTAGTATTACCGTTACTGCTGGTGACTTTAGCAATATGGAGTCAATGGGTGAAGCACCTGCGTTCAATGACGGCAAGACTATCTATCTCAACACAAACGTCTTAGCCGAGATTGACGATAACAGTCTCATTAGCCTTAACGGTATTAACTACCACGAAGTTGCTCATATCCTGTGGTCACCTCGAGGTAACTCCGAGTTTGGGCGCAAGGTCACATCAGGTGGATACCAAACCTCTTTCAATATCCTTGAGGACTTGCGTATCGAAACTCTTATGACCGCGCGTTTCCCAAGCACTACCCTGTCACTTACCCAGTCTGTTTTGACTTACATTATGGATAACCCAGACCCAAGTGACTCGTTTCCTCTAATCCGAGGTCGGCGTTACTTGCCTATCGAGGTGCGCCAACTATCTGCTGATCTCTATGTGGCACGGCACGGCTCGACTCACACTAACAATGTCGCTCGTATCGTAGATGAGTACCGACTACTTACTTACCCAAGTGATTACGAACGTGGTTACGATCTCATTGTTGAGTTTCATAACCTGCTCAAGCTTGCTGACCCAAAGAATAAGACCGAGGGACAATGTGGCTCACGCCCAATGCTCAAGTCTGGCAGACCTGAAAGTAATGATAAGCAAAGCAATATTGCTAATCGTGCTAAGAATATGGACAAGAAAGCCGAGAATATCCCACCCAACGCCGAGCCGAGTGCAGGTGCAGGTGCAGGTGTCGAGGGTGAGTCTCAAGAATATGACCCACTTATGGAACGTACCGAAATGGATAAGGAGTTTGCTGACGTAGTGCGCGAGGCTATCAAGTCTGTTATGAAGTCTAAGCAAGCCAAGACCGAGGCTCGACAACTACGTTCTGCTATCCGTGAGTCTGACCGTGCAGGTCGTACAGACCTCAAGGCAACAGCAGAATTGCTACCAGTAGATAACGCTTACCGCGTGGCAAGTAAAGCCTTTGGTCAGGAACTTAGCAAGCTTCGTATTGACAGCGACCCACATTGGGACATTGAGAAGCCTGTTGGTAGGCTCAATATCAACCGTGTTATGAATATGGATATCAACGATATCAACACGGTCTTTGATGAGTGGCGTGAGGGTCGTGACGAGTTTAATATCGAAGCCGTTATTATGTGCGACACATCAGGCTCTATGGGCAACGTAATCAAGGAAGTCTCTCAATCTATGTGGGCGATCAAACGTGCGCTGGAGGAAATTGACGGCAAGGTTACGGTCATTGGGTTTAGTGACAAGACCAAGCTTGTTTATGGAAGTAACGAACGTGCCACTAGCCAATACCGATTTTGGTATGACGGTGGAGGTACTGACCCACTTGACGCTTTGCTTGACGCCGAGGCGATACTTGAGTCCTCAAGGCGCAAGACCAAGTTGTTATTCGTAATCACAGACGGGGAGTGGTCACGCTCTGACGAGTGTGACTCTACTATTAAGCGTATTAACAATATTGACGGCACTATTAGTCAGATTGTATTCATTAGTAGTAGTGAGTGGATTATGGAACAGTCTGTGCTGGACAGGGAAGCCACAATGAAGCGTTACCGCCACCACGCACATTCTATTGAATTAGTTTCCAAGCCTAACGAGCTTGTTAGTGTTGCTCGTAACATCTTACGGAGTCTCTAATGACTTGTGGCATAGGCGTTAAACCGACTGGTGAAATCTCGGCAAGGACTTCCATAATGGATACTTACTTCCTTTCAGTCCTAGAAGTACCTGCGCCTATGCCACTTACTAAACTTAGTACGCCCAACGCTCACTTGCGAACGGAATACCTACCTGAACGCATTATGCGTAAGAGTGGTATGGCTTCACTAGTAGGGGTTGAGCCTCTGGGCGTACTAACAAGCTTAGTAGGCGCAACGTGCGACCTGCGTTTGCATATTGCGACAATGCCTGTGCCTCTGCGCCTACTAACAAGCTTAGTATCAACAACGGTATCTACTCGAACCACGAAGTACACGCCTAGCGTTGTCAGGGTTGGTAGTAGTAAGTTATTCTCTGTTGATACTAATCCCTTTAACCACGCACGTTCAGGGGCATTTTGCCTGTGTCTGGTGAGTAAAGGTCGTGGTAAATACGTTCCGCTTTGCTCATCTATGAGGTGTCTCCCTCAAATTGGAGACCGCGTTAGACGAAGCGAGCATTGGAGGAGTCTCAACTTGCGACCTTTACCTCGCGTGGTTAATCCCATTACTACTGGTGAGAGTGACGATCAGACTACTGGTCTGTTCCAAGATGTCCTCAAGCTTACCCAACTTAGGTTGTGGTCTGCTTGTGACCGAGAGAACCACCGAACGGTTTATCCTCCACTCTCACCAGTAATAATGCTTATCCCAACACAAACTTTTGCAGGTGCGTAATGGCTTTAATACACCGAAGCGGATTAGTTATTACAGAGTACGGGGAACATTATCCAGAATATGACGGTGACTCTAAATATGTCGTGTGGAACTTATCCGAAGCAGAACCGAAAGCAAGCTTTACCGCTAGTTATCTACCAACTTTGATTAAGTATCTCGATATTAACTACACTATTGCTAATAAATACAGACCCAAGAGAGGTATCTAATGACCGAGCCAGAACAACCGCAACCACCTCGACCTGACTACGAGGTAACAATAACAGGATTACAAGACGGCAATAACATCTCGTATGAAATGAAAGTCTTTGCAGATGACCCTGACCACGCGAGCGAGCAAGCCTTTGAGTGGGCGCAACACCACACAGACGATTGGAAAGCCTCAAATTACCGTATCTCTAAGATCAAATACTGGAACTAATCAAAGAAAGAATAGAAATGGAATATCAAATAACACAAGTTATTACCTACTGGGTACAAGCCGAGACAGCTCAGGAAGCTCTCGATAAGTGGAACGCTCACCCCCGAACAGGCGCGACAGATTGGCAAGACGGGGATATTGAACTATCTGACGAACACGTTGAAGTCAATGGATAAGGAAACTAACAAGGAAATGAAACCAATACTCCACCCAATAACTATTAAAGACACTCTTTACTACCTAACTTACCGCGAACTATCTGCTCTTTATGCTCAACTTCAATGCGCCGTAGAGGAAGCTGACGTGCTTGAGTACGTCTCTAGAAAGGAAATAAACTAGTTATGTTGTACCGAACCGCGCTAGGAATAGTAATTAAAGACCTGCGGATTAAGCAGGGTTGGACTTTACGGGAACTATCTACCAAAGCTCTTATGTCTCTGGGGTACATCTCCGAGATAGAAAGAGGTGTCAAGGAAGTCTCAAGCGATCTTATGTTTAGCCTGTGCGAAGCTTTAGACTCTAACGTGCCTGATGTATTAGACCGAGTATCAACCCTGATGAGAGAGTCCGTAACAGTATGAGTAGCAAGGGTAAGAGTAACTTCTTTGGTTGGTGTGGTGGAGTAGACGCTACCCACACCGATTGCACCATATCGTTCACATCAAACTTGACAGGCTTAACCTACACTTGCGAATGCGCTTGTCATAAATAATTATGGTAATGTTTACCAAAGAGAGAGAGAGAGAGAGAATGGCAACAAGCCCTGAAATGAAAAAGTTTGTAGTAGATGTAGCAGACATTATTACTGAATGTAGTAACCTGCTTATCTCAAAGCAAAACGATTATGGTCCTCTAAACATAGCGAACGCCCCTGGCGGTGCGTTAAATGGTTTAAGGGTTCGTATCTACGATAAAGTATCGCGCATTAACAACTTAATAGACGAGAATAAAGACCCAAAGCACGAGTCGCTGCGGGATAGCTTCCTAGACTTAACCAACTACGGCATTATTGCTTTAATGGTTATTGACGGAGTATGGCCTAAACTAGAAAACGGAGAAAACAATGATTAAGAAAGATAAGAAGAAGAAAAAGCGTGATAACATCACCATTGAGAGAGTAAGCATTGAGTTTGCTATCAAGCTTGATAACGATCACCCACACGTTCAATTCTTTAACACGTTACCTGATGAAGCAAAACAAGAAATATTAAAGGGGACTATCCACAACTCTTTAATAAACTCAAAGGCTATGCACTTACTAAACGCTGACAATAGTTGGGCAGAACTTATTCTTATGCCACTTGAGACCTGCACCTGCCCACCAAATGAGGAGAAATAATGAAAACAGCACTATGGATAATCGCGTTCGCGCAAGTTTACAACATTGTAGAAGCTTGGGTATGGAGTCTACATTGGAGACTTAAAGGCAAGAAAACTTATGAGTCAAAGAAAAGAGAACTAGAACTAGAAGCACTTATTGACTTGTACAGAAAAGTTGAGGACAAAAAAGATGGAGAGTAGCACCCTATTCTGTGTCTTTTGTAGCAACAATTTAGGAGAGGAAGCGACATATTGTGCGTCTTGCTCTGAATACAAAGGTGTTATGACCTACGAGGACATAGTAAAACACTATCCTGAATTGGCTAAGGAACTTGTTGAGTCTAATGATCTTGAGGAATACTTTGAGTGGTTAAATACAGGGCTTACTAACAAGTGGATTACCCCACCGTTTTGTATGACTCACGACGGAGACCCTTACCTCACCGAGCAAGAGAGTAATGATTGGGAGGAGGGCGGAGACCCCTGCGCCCACGTTGTTAAGTTAGCTTTAGAAACCGATTACTACAAGGAGAACCCAAATGGGTAAAAACAAACTATATTGCGAGGTATACAACCCTCGTAAATATAAAAAGAACTCAAAAGAAGCAAAAAATTCTAGAATTTATGATGGATTTTGGTCATCAAAACCAACAGGAATAACTATAAAAATGTCTTACAAAGAAAATGGAAATTAAAATGGGTAAGCACCACGATAAAATATTAGAAGCACTAGAAGTCCGTAAGCGTAACGTACCAAACCGAGGTGGGTACAACACCCCTGGGTCTATGAATAAGAAAAAGACTGGATATGCAGGAAAGGCTAAGAAACGATAATGGACAAAATAATTGTAAATGACTTAGACGACGACTGGCAAGACGACGAGGACGATTGGGACGAGGACTATGACCTTCGTTGTGATGTGTGTTATGAACCTATGGAAAAAGCTTTCTGTTATGCTTTTGCCAAACCTTTATGCAAAGAGCATTGTAGTTGCGAGGATAAAGTAAACGGTGATGGAGAAGTCTCGGTAACTATGACTTTGCACCAATACGCAAGGACAATGGTGGAGTGGTAATGGCTAATAAACACGTTGAACACCCCTGCTATTACACAGGAGAGATAGATTTAGATACTGCCGAAGTCTGGCACTATCCAGAGTCTAATAAAGTAACTACTAAATGCCCTGCTTGCAATAACGTAGTAGCAATCAACCAAGTTAATAAGAGACTTCGTAAGCACAACGGAATTAGCATAGCTCCAAACGAGAGAGACCTAATTCATAGCTTTGAATAATATAAAATAGACCAGGAACTGCCACCTCTCTCCTAATCGGGAACGGGTGGCTTTTTCTTGCTTAAGAATTAGCTTATGTTCTTCGTACCCCTCAGGCGCAGCTGGAAGGAGAGACTTGGCATAAGAAAAGCCCCCTAGTTTTGACTAGGGGGCTTATTCTATTTAATTATTACTTCGGTACTTCGCAGAAATCCGTACTGCAGTATTTCTCACCGATAGCGTCGGCTGCCATTCCTGCATAGACATCTGTAAAGTCAATGGGTAGCAGTTTCATTTTGTAAGATTCATACTCTTCGGCAGTTATCTGTGTGTACGGCATTTGCGGGTAAGTCTTGTTTCCCATTGGTAAGAAAGAAACAGTTTTGAGTTGCCCGTCAAAGAGGTGTAGGACTGTACCAACATCTTTAGTTTCCGTGTCCTTATTAAAGGATACAGTAACCGAGACCGAGTTGTCTGACCAATGGCGTTGAGCTACCGAAGCGAGAGACATTTTTTCATAGATAGAGACATCTTTCTCACTACGAGAAGCGTCGGATTCCACGGGGAAGAAAACTACGCTGGTAGTCTTTGGAGACTCACTAGCAGGTTCAACCGTGTACCCTGCGTACTGAAAGAGAGGTAACATTGGGTCATCATTGGCAAAGCGAATAGCTCGTAAGAAGTGCCTGCCACCTGGAGTCCAATGCACACCTGGGCTTTCACCAGCTAGAATAGACACAGTCCCGCTTGGCTTAACGGTAGTAGTCTTAATTGACTCACGAATACCCAGCCATTCCGAGTACATCCTGTCGTACTTCAGCACGGTATCGTAACCAGAGTCCATCCAAGTACGAAGTTCAGGTAGTCCATTCTTATCAGCAAAGTTAGCAATACCAGACATTGAAGTACCAATACGGCGGTTACGTTGCATAATAGCGTTGGTTTCCTCCCAATGGGTAGGTAGAAGCGTAACCGTCTTGGCATACAGGTAAGCAAACTTTAGGCTTCGCAAGTAATCTGCCATATCGTCGTGGCGGTTAAGGTAAGTCTCGACTAGAGTACAGCACTCAAACGATTCTAGGCTCTGCTCTGCACACGGATTGTATCCAGCTGCCCGCCAGTCTTTGTTGTTTGGTGGGTCAATGAGGCGACCGTACTTACGGGTTACATCCATCCAGATAACACCTGGCTCACCATTCAAAGCAATACCGTCAATAATTCCTGATAGATCATCCCCAACAGAAATGCCAACAGAGTTGTTGGACATCCAACCCCAACCTGGAGCTTTCTTGTCATAGCTATTACGCTCTGGAAAGCGCTCACTATTTTTTAGATTAAGGAAGTCATCATCATCCAAGCGACCCATCAGTAGCTCAGCGGAACGGCGCACGTTACCTGACACTACGCACACTCCAATAAGGTTACCCAAATCGGCAATGTCCACTCTAGTTAATAATGTGCCTTCTCTATCTTTGAAGATTCGGATAATATGCTGGTGAAGCGCCTTCAACGGATCAGGGCCCGCTGCCGTGCCACCAAACGTTTTGATAGGTTCTCCTTCTTTACGGATTTCACTATAGTCAAAACTAAGGGTTGGCTGGTCGTGGCGTAGGTATGAGTTAATCAAAGCAGAGGTGGATTCCACCCAACCCTCACGGGTATCAGGGATTACATACTCGCTGATAGTTTGTGTTGGCGCGTAAATGGTGAACTCTTTGTCTGCCCCTTTGTCATCAAAGCCCACACCTACACCTAGCATTGAGGCTTCCATTAGGAACGCAAATGGCTTGGCTGGGTTGTGCTTGGTCATTGACTCTGTGGATACAAATGAGCAGTTTTGTAGAGCCGCGCTATTCTTTTGCACAGTAACAATGGGAGTACCCATTACCCATAACCCACGACCTGGCGGAGTCCACTTGAGTTCGAACAGGCGTTCGAAAGCCTCTTTAGCCGAGGCTTGTGCCTTGTTCTCATTCCACGGCAGACGGTTAGTCTTGCAGTGATCTTTTTGGATTGAGTACATACCCTCGATAACACGACGGCAAACTTCTACCCAAGTCTCTTTAGTGCCATCCTCTTTCTTACGAGAATAGGTTCGTAGAAATGTGATTTCCCCGACCGCATTTCCACCTGCGTCTTGGTAACCCCAGGGAACTTTTTTACCTTCATACGACGAGATGAACTCGTCAGTCAACTTAAATGACAACATACCTATCCTTATTTGTGTGGTTTTTACTATAGTGCTGTTCCACAGGGGAACGGGGGGCTCTTATAATATAAGAGCTAGTCTTCGATGGCTCTTCGAATGACCTGTGTAGTGTCATCTTCAGACAGTCCGTTGTTTGGCAACTGACTCAAATCGCGGGCTCTTTCACCAAATATTTGGCTTAAAACCCCGCCTCCATTCTTTGCTTCAACAGTCATCTTAATGAATGATGATGTGTCTTGCAAGTCCTTAGCGTTCTTTACAAGTTTAAGTAATCTATCCATTTCTTGACCTGTATTAGGGTCTGGATAACCACCGTTTAATTCTTCGGAAAACCTTGCGAATGCTACACGTTGCGCCTGCATCTCAATGATTGCATTGAGTAACGAAACTAACTGTTCTTTTGTTTTAACCTCTACTGGTAGGTTAAACGCACAGGTGTTTGCAGGTTTAAACGCAGGGCAATTAGAGGCTACAAAACAAGTATCACACATACGAAGGCTGGTTGCATTTGACCGCATAAGGGGGACATCTTTGATGACGTCAAACCCGTTTTCATCCTGCTCAACAATGGTTTTGTACTCAGTTCCAAACACAGGAAGTGTAGCCATTTCGGTGCTATCCCTATGTTCAAGTTTCCGCATCTGACCCCCCCTCTTATCATGTACAGCGGGGGTAGTTTCCGCGTTTCCAGTAGTATGCAATAAGTCGCTGTTATAATATAACTCGTCTTCTTGATCGTAGTCATTTTCTGGACTTGAAAATGGGTTGTTTACCATATTAAAGCGCTCCTCAAACTGGTCATATGACCACAGGGCAAGCTTTGCTACCTCTACTGGGTCGTCTTCTATAATTTTATCAAAGTCTAGCCCAGCTTTCTCGTACACCGCTTTGTATCTTGGGCGAGCTTGATCTTTCATCTTCTTTGGGTATCTAACTAGCTTGTTACCATCCCATACAATGGTCTCTCCACGCATCATAGGGGACAACCAAGACTGGGTAGTAGCGGACTCTACCTGTATCTGGCGCAGGTTATCTGGCTTGGCACAGGCAAGGGCATGGAACACCGTACCGTATTGATTAGTCAAGGAACGGGTCTTAGCGGCTAGGGATACGTCTGACTCAATAAGGTCGTAGGGAATGGCTACGTTCTTATATTGCTGGCATAAATCTACAATCTCGGCGTAAGAACTATCTGACCTAATGGTCACCCAAAACTTGTCCTCTTCAGACCAGGCGGCCTGTCGTTGTAGTTGAAGATTCAACTTATCAACTTGTGGGTGCGTTATTTCTGTAAATGATGCAATTCTTTCCATATTATGGGCTAGAAAGTCCTCATAAGCCTCCGCAAACTCTTCCAGCTCAGCTGCCGTTAGCACTGTGGCCTCTGGAATGCCAGGATGAACGTGGATTTCCATATAGGGTTGAAAGTAATTTTCTAATAAATACCGTTTACTTTTAGGTAATCCACGGCGGGTTAGTCTCCAAAAGGACACGCCAACACGTTTAATTCCCATAGTTTCTAGGATTACTCTATTACTAGGTACATCTGCCCCTAAATAGATTAGGTGCACTATTTTTCCCCAAGTCTTGCGTCGTCATCATATAACCCTTGCTGACGGTCTAACTCCTCGTTAATAGCATTCCAGCTCTTGCGGCCTTCACGCCCATCTGGGCGGAATTCTGGCCTAGTATATCTTGGATTAAGGAACACTAAAACAGGAATACCCATTTCAATTAATTGGGTAGCTAGCTCAGTGTCTTCTGTGACAACGTAATCAATTTTGCCTTTACTGCGTATGGTTTCAATAGTAAGTAAGCGAGGGCGCTCTAGAGGGGTATCTACCACTGCCATAATGTCATCTAGTTTTTTAGCCAGGTTGTTAGTCTTTAACCAAACGTCTGTTCGTTCTGCATCGTCGCATACCAAAATAACCCTGTTAGTCTCATTAAGGGACTTATATAGGGCTACACCTTCCATAATAATGGATTGATCGCGCACTCGGCGCATTACCCCATCAACAAAAATTACGACTGACATTTAGAGCACGCACGTTTCCCAGAATGGTACGTTACGTCTACTCGTAAGTCTTGGCACACTTCACATAACTGCCAGACCTCTTCGTATTCGTCTTGAAATTCTGCGGTCATTTTAGTTGATCCAACCCAGTTCCAGGCTCGTTGTTTTCAGCCCATGCGCGGTAATGAGGCACATCAAGCCACATAGGTTTATGATGCTGTAGGACTACGCCAGTATGAGCGTGCATTGGAATGCCTGCGTTAGTTAACTTAGAACAAAACATTAAGTCTTCTGATAGCCATTTGTTATCTCCAATAGGGCCGTCTTGGAACCAACACCAATCTTTTAGACCCTCATCTACGGAGTCACGCAATTTCTGCAAGGCTGAACGGTGCATTAATAATGCGCCAGTACCTGCCGCATAAATTTGTATTACTTCATTTTCTGGGTAGTTATCCCAAGGCTGTAAGCCACCTTGCTCATCTAACTTAAAAATCAAAGGCACTGGTCGTAGGCTAGGGCCTTCCCACAAAGCTGCAAAATACAAACCAGCAACTACTGGGCGTTCTATCTGGTCTGCTGTGGCACACCACAAGCTAAACGCGTCTGAGGAAAGTCGCTCATCAGAATCTAACATTAATAACCAGTCATCTTTTGTTTTGTCTAAGAAATGGGCAACCATGATGTTGCGGCTCTTAGCTAACAAACCTAAACCTTCTACACAGAAAAATGTACCTACGCGCTTAGGATTATCACGAACAATCTGCATCATACTTAATGCAAATTCGGTGTCTACTTCGCCTGCGTGGCACCAACCAATGGCTACGGTATCTTTTGCTTTCATTTAATTCTCCATTTAGTAGAAATCTTGCGTTTACACTATCACAGTTTAACGAATTGCACGCCTAAGTAAAGTGCTTGTATCTGGTAATTCTATACCATAAGTTTCTTTAGAAAAACGTTCATTAGCTTCTTTAGACATAGAGTGTATCTTTTTTAATGCTGGGACAACACCACTTTGCTTTCCAGCTTGCCAACGGTAGTTTGCAAAATCTGCGTAGCCTGCACCCGTAGGGCTAAAAGCTCCACTTCGTGAGGTATGAATGTCCTCAAACATTGCGGCCCCTTGTTGTACCAATACGGCTAAAGCTGCCTCAGCATTTATACGCATTGCGTCATTAGCCGCGTTTTTAATTTGATCTAATGCTGTTGAATACCGTTTAACCAATTCAACGGCTTTTACTTTGTCACGCTCAACTGCGGACACCCATTCAGGGTCGGTTGGAGGCTCTAATCTTGTTGGTGGAACTACCCAAGTGTTATCTGTAACTGAATAGGCTGCGTAGGGCTTTAATTCTGTAATATTGGGATTTGGGTTTACATAAAATGTAAGCTCAAAGGCGTCCATAAAATTATCGGTACGTGGATGTAATTCGTTCTTAAATCCCTGGTTAATCTCAGCAGCAATTTCTCTATTCGACCAACCCTTGTATTCTTGATTAGATTGACGGAACTGAACGTAATCTACACTAACTAAGCAGTCTAAGTCTGCTGGGGCCCTATGGGCCTGCCAGTTAAACGATACTCCCGAACCCGCTAGGAATACTTGTGCCCAGGACATAGGCTCGTTGTATCCAAGTTCTAGATGATTTTTAAGTAAAACTAAAATGGCGTTACGCACATTAGAAATTAGGGTAGCCCCACGAAATAATCTTGAATCTAAATGACCAGCAGACTCACTAAAATAAGAAGTTTCGCTTGGTTCAAACTCTACGGACTTCGCTTGTTGAGCTAGCGTTTCGTAGTAGTTCATTAATTTTCCTGGTCTATGTTAAATGGTTTGGTTGGGGCTTCACGCTGTTCAAATAAAGGACTTACTAAACCGCACGCAATATGTGCATTAGTGAATCTGTTTATAAGTAGCCAACCTGCGTCTTCCCTATTTTTCTCTAGGTCCACGGTAATTGAAGCCGTACACGAGCACACCAATTCAACGAACATGGAGGCACCACCCCTGCTAATAGGATTTTGTACTCTCATTCTACCCCCTTAAGGTTATTTATACAGCCCCTTCTCGGCGTTAGACTTCTGCATATTAAAGGATTTTACGGGGCAGAAGTCACATAAGTATACTTTAGGGCCAGTTTTGCCCGCCTTTTCAAGGCCAGCCTCTTTACGGTCAGCATCTGTGTCAGGTTTAAGCAATTTCTTCTCTGACTTGTAGTCTGGACACTGGCCTTTGGGGCGCAAATGATCTGAATAGCAAGCCATGGCGTCTTCAGCAAATTGGTTTTTGGTCTCATAAAATTTAGTCTGGAATACATCTAAACCTTCAGAGCCGCCACGAATTTGCTTAATGATCTCTTTTTGGATTTTAGGCACTGCCCAGTATTTAAACGGGAACTTCATAAGCAAACCGATATGCTCTACAGGCTTTTGGTGCTTAGATACTAATATATTTAATAAAGTGTCAGTAGCTGGGTCGCCATCATAATCTGGCAGTTCCTCAATAGTCTTACAATTACGGCATACCAATACACGAATCATTGGTTCGTCTTTGTTGGCTTGACTTAAGTCTTTTGCTCCATTAAAATCCATGCCCCAATTTTACCACATGAGTCTAATTATCCTTATAAACACTTAGTCAAGAAACCCACGAAGTTTAGTTTCTTCAGGAATGTCTTCGCCTCTATAAGGTTTTCCATGCTTACCGCCCATGGCTGAAAATTCTGGGTAGTAACGATTCTTGCCTTCTATAGGTTTTAATGGCATGTTTACTGGCTCATCGTATTTACCGCCACGAGTAACGCGCTCAGACTTGGCATGGCGTGCGTAACTAGTAGCGTCAGCTAAACCTGCGTATCCAGCTTCTCTATCCGCTTCGTCTTCTCTAACATCGTTAGGGTCCATTTGCTCTATAAATCTGCGAGCTTGCTCGTATGCACCTGGGCGACGAGCAGGATGGTTTCCACGATCTTCTGGGGCATGAGCTTCAGCGTGCTCATCTTGCCACTCAGAAGTGTAACTAAAATCATTAGGGTTATCGTTATCTCCGCGTGACATAATTAATACCCACCAATTGGTTTTTATGCATAACGCGCACGCTGCTCGGGCCCACTCATACCCATATCTGGACGACGAGAAGGATCACTACCACGGTCTGGTGGAGTCTCCGCATTTTGAGCTTCTCTACGGCTAGCTGCTTCACGTTGTGCTTGATAGTAATCTAAATCTTGAGGAACATCAACAAAATGCTTTAAAGTGGGTTTCATAGAAATTCTTCTACCACCCATTTTTGCAATATCATCGCCAGACATTGGATGCTCAAAATAACTTTCGTTAAGTTTTTTAGCAGGCGTATCTACTGTAGCTTCGTAATGACCCGCGTTCTCTAAAAAGGGTTCAGGATCGTCTAAAAGAGCAGTCTTTTTTTGGTTATGGTAATCAATACCTGGAGCAGTACTACCTGACGGGTCTTTTTTATAGGCGTAACTAGTAATTTGCCAGTGGTGTAGTTTTCTAGCCATGGTTATGCTCCTGGGTTTACTTTTGAAGGTTCTTCGGAGTTAATAAAACCATAGTTCATGTAAGGATGCAAACCAGCGCGATTTGCTACGACAGACTGGTCACCCATTCCAGCAGCGACTGTTGTATTTGGGCGACGCTTTCGGTACTTTCCATCGGTAGACCCTTCATTAAGCTCTGCATTAGGCGAGCGGCGATATGGTACGGTCATTAGGACACCATTCCGTTCTTTACGTGGTTGTAAGACTTGCGATTACTGCACCCTGCACAATACTGATTATGCAATGCACGGTATGGGTCTAGATTAAGACCGCATTCTATACAAGGCTTACTATTATTGTAGTACGTATTCTCAAGGTTTTTCTGGGTAACTAAGGAAACATCTGTGGCTCCCGCCATACCCTCGCCTGTAGAATCTGTCATTAATCCTGGGTCAACCATTAGTTACTCCTATATTGTCTTCACGTCTTGGGTTAAGGCTCCCTACGGCAACAACGCGTTTAGGGTGTTTTGCTCTATCAATTGGGGTTTTTCTGGCCTCTCTAGTTACTTCACCACTATAAGGTTGCACAAGCGGCTTCATATGATGACCTGATTTAGGGTCATGCGTAACTTCTTTAGTTTCTGTGTTAACTACTAAAGTCCAAGGGTATTCGGCATGGGCTCCTCGTCCCGCTTTTCTACGGTCAGCTGGGTGGTTTACCTTGTTTATGCGAATCTGCCAATCGCGGCTGGCTCTTTCCTTTAACTCGGAAACGTCATCGCCTTTACGGTAAATAGTCATTAGACCCCACCCCCTAATGTGTTCCTTGAGCTTGGTTCTGCTTGAGCCGCTGGTTTGGCTGTGTCCACACGCTCGGTCATTGGAACATTCAAGTCTATCATGTCGTCTATTCCGTACTCACGGGTTTCGTAACCAAATCGTGGGGGAAATAATTGAATCTGCGGCAGGTTAGGACGAACGTACTGTTGGATGTCCTCGCTGGACATAGTTAAAGACGCCATAGCCTGGGATAGGTTCTGCTCTTGATTACTAGCAAATGGGCCAATATATGCCTGTGGGGGATATGCAGCCTCTGGTGGAGCAATCCAGGGGCGGTTAGAATAAACACCGTTAGTTAAATTAGGCACTAGATATTTCTTTCTGAAAACCCTGTGATGAAGCCTTTATTACGGGAAGGTTTATCTACGTCAATTGAATCGCCATCAGGGGTGCCTGAGTTAGTTACTCGGTTTTGCCCTGTAGCCCAATCGTCGTGTTGAGGTGGTCCAACAGGAATTCGAGTACCCATATTAACAGGCTGGTTTTGTTCTGCATGGCGCACTTGCCTAATACGGTTTTCATTAATGCGATTGTTTGTTCCATGAATTTGAAATTCAACTATAGTGTTTTCATTACGGCACATATTGCAATTAGCGCATCCAACTGACTCAGGATGAGTTTGAGCTGGACATTGACGAACCAGCTTTCCTGCAATACGTTCTTTGCGGGCAGATAACATATCGTTTGCTGGGGATTCAATAACCGTGTTCCAGCCTTTAGCAGAAGCTGCTGCGGATTGATTACGAGTCTCAGTGGACGCACGTAACATCCAACCTTCTACTGAATTTGGGTCTAAATTTTCAAAGTTATGAGTATACCCATGACCTTTTGTTTTAGGCATAGCAGCGTGGAATTTATTAGCTTCTTGGATGTAGTCATCGCCTTCTTCAGGAGTCTTAATATCTCCTGCTTCAAGGTGACGAACTGTAGCTTCTGAAGGTGTATTACGTGCAAGAATCCTAAACGCTCGAGCAGTATCGCTTTCCCCTTTACTTTCAGCAATTTGAAATAGATTAGGTCCACCACCTGGTTTATTAGCTGCGTAACAAGAGGTTCCGTCCTGGCTTGGCTTATGATCAATGCCTAAACCTTTAAATATGCACCCTTCCGCACAAGTATCTGCGGGACGGGAGGTCGAAACAATGGGTTTAGCCATAGGACCTTTGCTTTTAGTTTTTGAATTTCCACCAAATTTAACTTGTGTTTTAAATTTACCCATGGTTATCTCCAGCTTGGACGCATATTACGAAGCTGGGAGGCTCGTTTTGCATCAATATTGTAAGGCGAATCGCTTCTTACATCAGGGCCAGCCTTGCCATCATTAGGTAAATGAGGAGCTGGAACAAGTTTTTGGTTTTCAACGTGACGAGGCACCATGTAAGTATTACCGTCAAATTTAGCTTTCATTTGACGCTTAACCCCACGGGCTGGGTCTAATTCAGTTGGGTAGTAATAATCAGACGGATCAATACGTTCACCACGGTGAACGCCTCGTTGATAACCGCGTTGACCGAGGCGTTGCTTCATGCTATTCAGAACTGTGTCTGAAGTGCTAGAAGGACGACCTCGGTCATCACGGCGGGAACGAATAGTTCCTAAATAGCCATCAGGGTATTCAGCAGATGGAACCCTACCTACACCAAGGCGCAAGAAATCAAGCTCTCCGCGAGCTACGGGTACGCCACCACCACCATATGTGGTGTTAGTGCCGTATAGACCGTTGGCGCCTAGACTTTGAATATTCTGGTGGGCTTGAGGCATACCCTAATTTTACGGGTAAATTACCTTGCTGTTGACCTAAACTCAGTACCTGCGTAAACTGCCCAGCCATCCATGATATGAATGTTCTCAATACTAAAATCATTGGCGCCCTTGAAGTCACCTGATGATTTGTACCAAACTAGACCCATACCTTGTTGCCAGTCTTCATACTGCAATACTGGACGCTCATCGGCTTTAATTCCACCTTTAACAGATGGAACTGCACCATCAATACGACATAGGCAACCTGGACTGTACGCGCCATTTTGAATTGGGCCTGCAAGCGTATCGTGAGTCTTGTAATGCAAGTCCATACGGTGTGAGTGACCGTAAACAGTAGTGTACATAGGCTCTTTATTTACGTATTTTGCCGCGGTAGACCCGTTAGAGTTAGCAGTTACGCCATGGCGTGCTACAAGACGATCGTTAATCCAAAACTTATCCGCTGGGTATCCGTCTACATAAGTTACACCAATATCATCAAACCTGAGCAAATGAGGAATGCTCATAACTGGATTATCACTACCAATTTGTTTCATACGTGAACTAGCCATTGCATTTAGGCCAACGTATTTTACAAGACGGCAATCATGGTTTCCTTCAATAAACACAATTTCTGCATTAGGGGAAATTGCTCTCTGACCAGCAATATAATCATGCCCAGCTTTTAAAGATTCATTAACCGTGTTAAAGAAGGCATTCTCTTGGGCATACTTACCAAACATAGGTAAGTCAATAGTGTCTCCAAGATTAATAATCTGGTCAATGCCATACTCTTCTTCTAAAGTAGCCGTTACTTGCATGGCAACGTTAATAGCGTTTATATCGTGGAATGGGTCTAAAGAGCCGTCTTCATAACGACGGTATCCAATTTGAGTATCTGGCAATAAAACTGCCAATTTCCAATCAGTTTTGCCTTTTTTGTTTTTAGTCTTTGTGGTTTTAGGCAATTTAGCGGCATTTACTGGCTTTAAAGTTGTAGGTTCATCTACCTGTGGCTCGTTTAACGCAGCCATAATGATGTCGATAAACTCTATTGTGTTTGACATTTACAGTCCCCTCGCACATGCGATTTAAAAGTGGTTGATTTGAATGGAAGGTCTTCTAAAACCGAAGTCATAGATCGGTATAAACTAGCTACATTGATTGATTGTTTCTGCATTAATAATGCAAAACCTTCTTGATCTTCTTTATTTTGTTTATCTAGCCAAGCGCCAAAACTACACTTAGCATCCGCAGCGTTTAAGTGCTGCTTAATGATGTCACTAAACACGATTCCTCCTTGGAATTTCGTTGTCCATTCAGACTAGCATACACATAAGTCTAGAAACAGCAAAACCCCAGCTGAAATTTCAGCTGGGGTTTTTTGAAAGTCTACCGTAGTCCACGGTAGTCTAATTAGTTAACGCTGTACATTCCTGCAAGGAAGTTAGGGGCACTGCGTTGAATAGCATGCTGGAATAGGCGTCCGTTAGCCTGAGTCATACCAGCTTCTGGAGCAGTGTGAGCCTCAAAGCCAACCTGCACTCCGTAGCAAGCTCCGCAACGTTCTTTTGGGGCGTATACGTACGCAGGACCTGCAGGACCTGCATATGGGTCTACAGACTTGCTGTGATGTTTAGGCATTAACGTTGTGTTCTTTGATGGCGCACCTGATGCGTTCACAACAGCACCAGCGCCCATAGGGGCTGAACCGTCTGCTGGAACAGGGGCAATATTTTTAGCCATTTAAACCTCTTTAAGAGTGGGATATCCTTATTAAAGGATAAAGGGGTTTTCTTTAATATTCAGGCTTAATCAGAAACAATTGTAAAAACAATAGCGCTGATCTGACCATCATGACTTTCAATGCTGGCAAACCCTGGAATGCATTTAAGGTCTAGACCTCTAGGCGCAGTGTAACCACGGGCAATAGCAATAGCTTTAACAGCCTGGTTAACAGCTCCAGCGCCTACGGCACGAAGCTTGCAAGAATGGTTTTCATAAATACTGTGGGCAATAGCTGCCGCTACAGATTGTGGGTTAGAACCAGCACTTACCTTTAAAATTTGCTCGTCTTGTATTTCAGACATTTTTGTACCTCGTATTATAGTAGTGTTCTATCAATTATGAGGTATTACACCTACGTTTTCAGGGTGAAGTTAACTTATCGTACACTTCTTTTTCATACTCAAAATCATGTTTATTCATCACAATACGGGCTAATCCATAGGAATCTGCTGCGTTATCGTCAGTAAAATCCACGCCCCACTTCTTGTATACAGCTAAAAGCATCTGGCTTTTACTTATTCCAGTACCTTTTCCAGCCACATATTTCTTTAAACTAGTTGGAGGCACTACTAAAGGAAACCGCGCCTGAGGGACCGCTGGGTACAAGTCGTACATTAGTAACCTAAGCATCCCGCCTAATTCACCTGCCATGTTAGCCATTTGTGATCCAAAAGCATAGCCCTCAATGCAAGTTTTTTGCACATCGTAATTAGCTAAAAAGTCTTCAGTATAGTTACGTAGATTTGAAAGTCTTTCTACACCAGTTCCTTCTGGTTTATACACCTCAGTGTAATAGTTAAGATTTTTGTCAATAGCAGTTATAGCAAACCCGCTATAGGACTGGTCAATGCCCACGGCTACTGCTCCTCGCAGATTAGGCTTGCCAAAAATTTTCTTAGCCACTATTTTCCGTGCTTTTCTTTAATGTGAGCTATGAGGTCTAAAACCTCGACAAACGTGGACTCACAATAAGAACAACGGTGTTCTTGGTTATACATTCGCATCATATCCTCAGTTTTATTGCACATTAAGTTGTAAACTTACTGGCTCGGTTAGTAAATCCAGAAGATGTACGACGGGTAAGATCGCGGCTAATAAACGCACAATCACGCTCTACGTTAGAGTGCATCATTTCCATACCTTTGCGGTAAGCACTGGCTTCTGCGTGTGCTTGAGCCAGTTTAAGTACGTTAAAATCAGCCATAACTTTAGCTTTGATAGCCGAGACGGTCATCTTAGGCTGAGTATAATCTTCCATGGCTGAGGCTTCAGCGTAATCCAAACGTTTTTTAGCATTGGATTCATCAATCTGTGCACATGCCATTTGAGCAGTTACAAAAGACAAAAATGCGTTGTACTCTTGGAACAATCTCATAGCACCTAGGTCATCTAGGTCTGTAATATCAGCTGGCATTGTTGGATTAATTCCAGTAAATTCTGAGTCAAAGGTAAACCCTTGAGCACGAATTGTATCAATGGTACGTTGGCTTTCCTCAGCCTTAAGTTTAATTGACATTAAACACCTCACATTTAGAACAGTTACCTGTTGGAGATATATTACACCCAGGAGGCTGTTGTTTGTCAATTGCAGCCATAATCATAGTAGCGGCTTCAAACAAAGGTGTTACCCCAAAATCACTTTTAGGAATAATAAACTCTTTAACTTCTTGATTAGGCTTAGCCTCATAAATAAATACCGCTTCTTTAGGATAATTATTTGGGTCCATAAGTTCTAACAGTTTCATGTATACCTGGGCCTGCATAATGTGAGTATAAAATGGAGACTTTAAACTAGACCAAGCTTTCTTAAAATCTTCTCCTTGGGCTTGCCAACCCATTCGGTCTTCCCAAGCAAACGTACCTTCACCTACGGACTTGATCTCAAGTAGTAAGTCATCCCCAAAATTTTTAAGCCAGCCGTCAGCATGACCTGAGATACCATGAACTGAACTGGACACAGGAACCTCGTTGTATACCACTGGTCCACAACCATCAATGTGCGGTTCCATTTCAGCCGATAGGCCCCACTCTTTAAGGCCACAGTTTAAACACTTCCACTGACCATAAAGATTGCCCATATCTCTAAACCAGTTTTGCCATCTAGCATGGATACGGTGACCTTCTTCAAAAGTAAGATGAGTCTTCATGCTGGCACGATATTTAGGAGGAGCGGGCTCTGCACCTCGTAAATGGTAGTACTCGGCTCGGTGGCACCAGTCTGGTTTAATCATAGCCGAAGGATGAATTACATTAGTAGCACGGCTATTGTCAGCTGGTCGTGCAAGAATCCAACGCTCTACAGAACCAATTACTCTGGATTCTTTTTTTCCAACGTCTACCAATTTTTTAAGAGTACCTAATGGGCGGGCGATTTGGGTCATGTGGGTCCTTCTTATTTGGTTTATGGTAGTCAGTGCAAGAATGCCAATCGTACTTAGTTACATTCTTACCACACATCGGACAAGAAATCCAACCCTTGCGTTGAGAGTCTGTATTTGACATTGGAACTATGCATTTGTGCGTCTCTCCACGCCACCATACACTACAATCAGGACATTTAAATGGGTCGTATTTCATTTTTTTCTACCGCTTTCTACCCATTCTTTCAGGGTCATTCCGTTACGTTCAGCTTTACGCTTTAACGCATTTCTTTCTCTATGGCTTAGTCCACCCCAAATACCATACTGCTCGTTCATAGTCTCTGAGTACATTAGGCACTCTTTACGAACGGGACACTCTGGGCGACCATCTCTACCAAAACAGATGCCTTTAGAAACATCGGCAATAGATTTGTAAAGTTCTTTTTCTCTGGGAGGAAACCATAACTCCGTATCCATGCCTTTACACTTAGCGTCTGCACGCCAGTTTTCTACGTCTAAGGGGTCTCGCACGAACACTCCTGGAGCTTTTGGCGAAGCTCCAGGAAATCGTTTTCATCTAGCATGACGTAGTTCTCGCCATTAAGATGGAAACCTAGGACAGGCATCCTACCGTCAAGAATAGCTTCTTTAACGATTTTTTCCAGGACCCCCGCTTTAACGGTTACCTGTTGCTTGCCTGTCCACTTATGTTCAATAAGTAGATCACTAGACCTGACATCACCCTTGCGGCTCCAAAAGGCTCCGCTAGCAGCTACGGTACTACCGCCAACTGCTTTAGCTAGTCTGTTCTCGTGCTTCTTAGACTGCTTTTGCCCTTCAGAGCGCATCAGCCACCTCGTAAGTTGCGCTAGCTTCTGGACGTACAACTCTGCGTACATCCCGATCTAGGGCCTCTTTGAGGTCAACCTCTTCCCTAATAGAGTTTACCACAGCATCTCCACCTAGCCACTTACGATCACCGTAACTGTAATAGGCACCTGCACGGGTAATAATCTTGTAGATAATGCCAAGAGCAACAATCTCTTTAGCGTAGTCAAATTCACCTGCGTAGCAATTTCCGCCGTCACTAAAGTAGAAGTCTACATACGCTACCTGTGCTGGTGGGGCTGACTTGTTCTTAATGGTACGTACCTTAATAGTCTGACCAACCTTACGTTTTTCCTGTCCTGTACCAGCCTCAATCCATTCGTCACGCTTAACCTCTAAACGAGTAAAGAATGCGTAGTTCTTAGCTTCTCCACCTGGGGTGGTGCGAGGATCACCATACATAACGCCAATTTTCATGCGGTACTGGTTAATGATGATTCCAATAAAGGGACGTTCGGACTCAGTAAGTGAACGGCGCGAGGCTTTACCAACCTTACGGAAAAACTTACCTGTAAGTAACGCACCACGACCAACAGTAGCCTCATCCATGTTCTTGTCATCTTCTGCCATAGGGACTAAAGCTGGAAGGGAATCAATTACAACGCAGTCAATAGATTTAGTTTCTACTAATTCAATGACGGCTTCATAGGCTTCTTCCATAACGTTAGTAGCAACTACATACACACGAGATAGGTCTATACCACACATTTGCGCATATTGTGGTACCCAAGTTTCCGCGGCTACCCAAACTGTGGTGAACTCTGGGTCGCGAGCCTGATTAGCGGCTACGGTTTTAAGGGCAAGTGCTGTCTTACCATTAGACGCTTCACCTACAATTTCGTGCCATTGGTTTACAGGGAAACCTCCACCAAGAATCATGTCTACTGCAAGTGATCCTGTGGTCATGCGTCCTAATACATTATCTTTAATATCTGTACCAAGGACGATCATCTCTGAGCCAAATTTTTTATTTAGTTTAGCAATTGCTTTAGCGAGGTCTAAGTCCATTATTCAATCTTTCCAATGATAGTTTGCGGGTTAAAATTATTAGCAGTACTAATTTGTCTAGCTGGAGTAGCTGGTCCTCCGCCACCTTGCTGGGAAACACCCTTACCCATACCACTGCCTGATTGAACTACTGGATAACCACAGTCATAACATCTAGCCTTGGACTCAGGAGTTACTGAGCCATAATTCCCGCTACTGCAACCAGGGCACCTACTAGCTGTTGTAGCGCTCTGAGGCAGCCTAGGAGCCTCTTGAGGAGGCATCTGAGGTTGGGGTACAGGGTTGTAAGGAACAGGCGCTGGAGGCGTGTACGGAGGCGTAGGAGAAGGCCTGCTTGCTGGAACTGGGGCGCCCAATTTGTCGGCCCACCAATTACCGCTCATAAAATTCTCCTGATACAAATGAGCCTGGGTTTACCAAAATACCTAGCTCTAAAGCAGCCGCAAGGGCTGGAATAAGAACTGCCGCGGACACCCGTGTATAAATCTCAGCCATCAATTCCATGTCTTCCGCAAGGCTTGATTCGTCACTAATAACGCCATCTTCTTTTAACGTTGTAGTAAGAGTCTCTGCTAAAACTTGTCCGTTCATAGAAGACATCATGTCAACAAAAGCTTTATATGGCATAACCCTAAGCAGTCTCTCAAGGCTTTCTTTGCGTTCCATCTCGTCTCCCTCTTGACTTACAGGAGAGAACCCAGCTGTTATTGCGTACTTGTTAGGGTTATCAATACCACTATCGTATAAAAACCACCTGTACAGAGTTGTTGCAGGGACCTCTGTTGTATCAACTTCCCAAGTTGGTTCTTGTCTTTCCCAGAATTTCCAATTCATTTTGCTTCTCCCCAACGGTCTACTACTTTTATGTCAGCTACTAAAGGTATAGATAACAAATCAATACCTTCCATTGCCTCACGGATTGCTGACACGGTGTCATCAACCTTATCATCTGGAGTCAGCGTAACCAACTCGTCGTGCACTGTCAAGAGGAGCTTAGCACCCTCTGGCAATCTTTTGTACGCACGCACCATAGCCAACTTAATAATGTCAGCAGCGGAGCCTTGAATACGGGTGTTAAAAGCCTGGCGCTCTGCAGCAGACCTTAAAAATGGATCACTAGATAAAATCTCTGGAAGATACCGTTTGCGGCCTAGTACCGTAGTCACATAAGGCGGGGTATTAACTTTAGTTGCCCCAATAACTTTTATCCTATAAGAACTTACGGATGAAAATTCAGAGCCAAATCTAGAAAGTAAGTCACGGGCTTCATTAATAGAGCACCCAATCTGACGGGAGATTTTATCTGGGCCTACACCGTAAGCCATGGCAAGAACCAGCACCTTACCTGCTTTACGATCTACCCCCATAGTGTCACCTACAGTGGTATAGATATCTCCACCCCGTAGATAGTTCTCCATCATAATAGGGTCTTTAGACATAGACGCAATGACGCGTGGTTCAATCTGAGAGTAGTCAGCAACTACAAGTTTGTATCCTTCGGGGGCAAAGAAAAGGTTTCTGATTGCCTTTCCGTGTGCTGTATGAGGTGCAGGAACGTTTTGAAGGTTAGGGTTACGACTGCTGAAACGACCAGTTTCCGCACCGTGCTGTACGAAATCGCAATGAATCCTGCCGTTAATAAGGAGCGAGTCTTTATGTTCACGTTTTTCCTTTCCTCCTGTAGTTCGGACTACCTCTCCGCCTAAGTATGGCACTACATATGTGGTACTCAACTTGTTAAGATCAGCATAGGTAAGCATAGCATCTACTAAAGGGTCAGCAAGTTTGTATGCTTCTAGAGCCTCGGCTGACACGGAATAGTCTGCGTAAGTAAGTTCTAAACCCTGCTCAGCTTTACGGTTTCCAGCAGTGGTAAGAATCTTAGGCTTAAGGCCCCGTCCACCCTCATCTTTAGAACCGTATAGTAATAACTGCTTCTCTTGGTTAGAGTTAATATTAAACGGGCGTTCAGCAATACGAAATATCTCTGCCCTAGCGGTTTCAATGTCAATACGTAATTGCGTATCAAGAGCCTCTAACTCAACCACATCTATTGGAGCACCTTCAAGTTTCATGGCGCATAAAACTTGAAGCACGTCCATTTCTAAACTCATAATAACGTCAAGGTCTGACTCTTTAATCTTCGGGGCTAGGGCTTTCCACAATAAGAAAGTGTACTTAGCATCAAGGAAAGCATACTTAGCAACTTCGGTAAACGAATACTTCTCTACTTCTTTACCTACGCCTTTAACCATCTCGTATCCAAACTCACGCTTAAGGCAAGCGTCAAGTCCACACTTGTTCTTATTACGGTTATCACTAATAAATGACGCAATCATAGTGTCAAAGTATGGGCCTGTGGGAACTTCCCCTTTATAGTATTTTGCGATAGATGTCAAATCAAAGATTAGGTTATGCCCTACTGTAAGAAGGTTACTATTAAATAGAATAGGGCGCAAAGCCTTAAAAACCTCGTTAGGATACAGCTGGGATGGAGGAGGGCCAAACTTTTTAGTAGCTTTTTTCTTATCCCGTGAGTAATCACTAGGACGAGCGGTAAGACCTGCTTCTACTCGCTTCTCACCTTGGCCTGTAAGTGGAAACACTTCCTCTACAAAGTCACCGTTAGGGTGGCCCATTGGAATTACATCGCACCTACCGTGGGTAGCAAAAGTAATCCATAAAACTTCGTTAATTGGAGTGACCCCACGGTTATCGCCAACGGTTTCTACGTCAAATGCAAAAGCATCTTGCGTTAAATAATGTGCAACCATTTCATTTAACTGGTCAAGTGTAGTAATAATATTCATAGCATGCCCCTTAAGAGCCACTAGCGGTAGGAAAGGGGGGAACCTACCGCCAGTGGCGGTCTGTGTGTTATTTAGGAATTACGAAGGCTTTCAGCAATTTCAAGCAATTGATCGTAAGGTGTCTCACGAATTACTGCATCAGTGTAAACCTCTACAGTTGCAATGTAAGCTTCTGCTTCTGCCTGGTTAATTCCCCAGTCCTCATCTAGGTCGCGTGCCTTAATAGCGTTGACATGGTAGGTAGTACCAGCCTTTTCTCCTGTGCGACTAATCGCCCAGTAGTTCTTATTAATTGGACCCTGTGGGGAGCTGTTTGCCTGCAACAAAGTGCGGAACAAAGGAGGGGTTGCAGTAAGGATTTGGCGCTGTGGGCCACCTTCTGCGCTTAGGTTAACAATCGTGAACCCACGCTTGTCATCTGGACGGTGGTCTAAAACTGTGCACAATGGGCAAGGCTGACCACTTGGCTTAAGGCAAATGTATGACTTTTTGCCTGGCTTGTTAGTTAGGAAGTGTTGCTTGTAGGTAGCAAATGGACCACCCTCATCCAAGAACTTGACTACCTGCAAGGCTTCACTTGCTTTGAAGTCAATTGGAAAACTACCTGATGGGGTAGTCATGCTCTCGGCTGCATCCCAGCCTGACTTAACTGCACCGCTGGTTGCTTGAGCAGGGCGGGCGTTTACATCGAAGTCTTCACCAAAGCTATCTGCTACGGAGTACTTCTCTTCTTCTATCGAACGGTTAACTGGCATTTTATTTCTCTTTTTCTGCGTTATCGGCATTGTTGGTTGTTTCTTGCATCTTAATGTGTTCCCACATCTCAGCAAGTTCTTGAGGAACTTGCTGGTATTCGGACCACTCGATTCTATCTAAACCTAATAGTCCGTGCTTGTCAAATAGATCGACAGCTGCCTCTACCATAGCACGGCTATACAGCTTTCGACCTTTTCTTGTGTCACCATTTTTATCAACTACATCAGGTAGTCTATATGGTGCGTTAGGTAAATATCCTAACATACCCCAGGTTCGTACCGTAATAATCGGTCTACCTAGAGCCTGTGCCAAAGCACCGAGCGTAAACATTTCTACGTCAATGCCGCTTGGCAAAGTCTTTACAAAAGGGCGTGCGTCCCAAGTTTTTTCTACAATTACTTTGGGCTTTTCTTCTTTAACTAATTTTCTTTTACGCTTACTGCCTGGGTAATACTGGTCAATGGCAGAAAACATTTCATCAATTAAGTCTTCCATGTTAACTCTTTGACATTACTAACGCCCAAGTTATTTTAGCTGGGAACATCTTGTCAATGTCTTCTTCAGTAACTAAACCTTCGTAATATGCAGCCATAATGGCTTCCTCATCTAAAACAGGAATCATTGTAACGCAACGCTCGTGCAAACCTTTTTCTTTTAAAATATTCTCAGCAATGTCCATGTCTAAAGACTTAGAAACTTTTCGCTGATTGAGTACTCTTTTAATTCCTGTTACGTCGTCATTAATTTCTACTACAACATGTCCTCGGTCATCAACTTCACCTAGCTCTTTTAAACCGTTGCGTAGTTTTTCTTTAACATCATTTTGAATTGCAACTGTGCTATCAATACGATCTTTAAGCGTAGCGTTTTGACGGACAAGGTCTAACATATCTTCTATGTTCATGTGAACCCCCTTCTTAGGTAAAAATTACTCTAGCACATCAACCTGACGTGCACGGGCGCTCTTTAGATACGAGTACAACCCGTCAATAATAATACTAGTTACCGTGACTCCGTCAATTCGAGCCTGATCTTGAACAGCAAGCCAAAGCTCGTCATCTACCCGTAGGGTGCGAGTTGGCGTCTTAGGTGCGTTAGGCATACCTATATTGTACCAAAATGTACTGACAAAATGCCCCAAATAGTTAAACTATTCGTCATCCTTGTCTTCACGAATCCGAATAGTGACTAAATGTATAAGGGTTACTAACAAGATTGAGTAGCCCACAACCGTACGGGCGCTACCCTCCAGCAATAGCCAAGCTACAAAGAATCCAAGGAGTGTGTATCCCTGGTTCAATGATTCAATGATTGCGTCTTTTAACCAGCGCATTTTATCTCCTAATTAATTGGGCGGTAACTCCGCCAACAATGACTTGACCAACAAGAACCACAGCTACTGTGCCTTGTTGAGCGGTTTTACGTACATCCGCAGGTAAATCTGCGCCTACGTTGGAAATAGCTTTAAGAGCTTTTCCTGGGTCTGTGAATACCGCTGATAGTAACTCAGATGGGTTTTCAAAAATTTGAAGTGCATCCGCTACTGCAGCGGTAAGTACTACACCGTTTTCTAAAGTAACGGGTTGATCTGGCGGCAACTCACTGTAATCAATACCCGAAGCCATAAGCACATCAAAAGGAATAGCTTCATCAGGGGTATACTGAGTAAGTAATTCAGTTACCGTAGTCGGAGGCTCAGGTGTCACGTTTTGAGTAGGTTCAGGTATTGGCGTTGGCTCTGGGTCCAGAGTTGGTTCAACGCTTTCGACTGGATCAGGGCTAAGACTTGGCACAGGTTCTAGAGTTGGCTCTGGAGTTGGTGTAAGTGTTTCTTCGGGTGTGGGTTCTGGTAGTGGGGTTGCTATATCTGTGGGCGTTGGCTCAGGAGTTGGTATAGGTGAAGAAGTTTCTGAAGGGCTTGGGGACGGCTCTGGGGTTGGTTCTGGGGATGGCGTTGGTTCAGGGCTTAGTGTTGGCTCTGGCGTGGGTGTTAGTGTTGGCTCTGGTGTTGGGGTGGGAGTAGGTTCCACGGGACAAGTCTGACTCCAAGTAATCCATGATCCATCCCAACACTGTGTATCAGGCGGTACAGGCGGGCAAGTTTGATTCCAAGCTACGGTAGTACCGTCCCAGCATTGGCCTGGAGGAGGCTCTGGAGGGCACGTAGAGGTCAAAGGAATAACAGACCCATCCCAGCATGACTGCATCTCTACAGGGCGCCCACCGTTAACCGTAAAGGCTTCAGAGATGGTTACTACGTCTGTGTTAGGGGCAAATCGAATACCCCGCCGTAAATCTGCAGGGAGCCAGCCCGTGGTCTCTACAGTTCCTGACCATGAAGGGTACCTGGCTATGTCTACAATTAACTTAATTTCAGTTATTGCCCCAATTGATTGTGGGTAAGGACGAACCTTCCAAAGCACACAAAAGCCTGTGCTGTTAACGCCATAACTTAAACTGGCACCCTCACCAAAAGTTACCCAATCATACCCCGCTAAAGAAATGGATGGGGTATTTGGATACGAGCTAAAGTTAGCATCAGCGGTTCCAAAGGTAAGCGTTCCATTAGTAGTCACATACGTAGTGTCGTATGTAGTATCACCTAGAGGTAATGAAAATGGCAAAGCCATCTGATGTGCACTATCGTCTTCACCAGTCCAAGAATAAGTATCGCAAGGCACATCAACTGCAGCTTGTGCGGGCATAGCGCTTAATGGAAAAGCAAATGCAAACACTAAGGCAGCAAAAATTTTAAAGGGTTTCAATGCCAGTTCTCTCCTAAAGGCAACGTATTAAGTTTACCTAAAGAAAGTTGCTATGTCTGGTCTTGCTTCTACTTGCAAGTGGAGCAGTCGAGAGTCGAACTCGATTCCTAACACTTCCGACGTGCGGAGTTAATGCTAGTCGATACCAAATCTGCCCCTGGTAGAAATTAAACTCTACCATAGCGGACGTTAGACGTCCAGATACTTTCTATTCGAACGTGATGACCACGTTTAGGGGAATGTATAACCTTTCCATTACCTACATAGATTCCTACATGGTAAGCGTAACCCTGCCTAGTTATAAAAAACACTAAGTCTCCTGGCTTTGCTTTTGCCGCAGTAATTTTTGTAGCAATACGGTACTGACTGTGTACAATCGGTGGCAACTTAATGCCCTGTTGGTTATATACGTATTGTGTGAATCCAGAGCAATCAAAGCATCTGGAAGTGTGCCCACCCCGACAGTACGGGGTTCCGATATATTGTTTAGCAATAGCTACGATCGATTTAACCGCAACTTTTGTTTCGATTTTTGTCTGCATTTCATTAGCATTAGCCTGACCCTGGGCTACTGGTAGCGATACAAGTAAACTTGTAAGAAGCGCAATAGCGGTGGTCAGACGTTTGGTTCTGTCTAACATACATTTCCACCCTAACATAAAAAAAGTTAAGGTTCAGATAGACAAGGTGTATTACTTAAACAGATGTTCCTTGAATAAATGACTTTAAAGACCCTAAAGTTAGGTCTACTCCACCCTTATCATCAATACCTTCACCGTCCATAACAGCATTGGCTATTGAGTTTTTCTGTTGTAGAGCTTCATGCTGGCGTACTTCAATAGACCCAGATACTAAAAAGTCTTGGATAACAATAGTCTCCCAAGTAGAAGACGCTCTTTTTATTCGACCGTTTCTTTGCGTCGCAAGGCCAGACGACCATGGCATGTCATAATTAACCAGTAAATTGGCAGCAGGCAAGTCAACACCATAACCCCCAGCGTCACTACTAATAAGAACACGCACATCAGGGTTAGTGTTAAATTCAACCTTATTATCTTCTTTAGATTTTGCATCAAGCTGCCCTGTGTAGGTCCGACAAATGTCTTCTCCTAGCTTATCTTTAATCATGCTTACCATATCTACATACGTAGCAAAAATAACAACTTTATTGTCTGGCCTTTGCCCTAAGAAGTCTTGTACGTATTCAATTAGCGCATCTAGTTTAGGAGCTGCGGTAACGCCATCTAATAAACCTTCTAAAAGAAGGTAGTTAGCATACTCAGAACCTGTGTCCCCTATTTCTTGAAATCTTTCTGCGCTCAACCTAACTAAGTCTGGATGGGAGCAAAGCATTTTAAGGCAACCTACTTTAGACATAATTCTGCCGCGTATCTCATCTGCTCTACTACCTGTCTTATCAGCATACCCGTAATGAGAAAGCATATTAAAAGAACCGCCAAATAAATCTTTGGCATTGTCTAATTCTTGAATTAGATCATCAACAATTTTTCTGTACAACTTTGCAGCTTTCCTGTCAAAGTAAACAAGAATAGGTTCTTTATGAATTGAGTCAGGTAAGTATGGCGCAACGTCTGGGTCTTTTTGTGATTTCCTTACGGAAGCCTCTTTCATTTTTGTATGTAAAGTAGGTAGATTTCTGTATCTATCAACACCGCCCCAGGTATTACGAACAATAAATGTTGAATCAAAAATATCAAAACGTCCCAGCACTTTTTGATCTACAAATTGCATGATTGAGTACAACTCTTCAGGCTTACCATTTTCAATTGGCGTACCAGTAAGAGCAAATTTAAAAGGAGCATTAGCTAACTTTTTTACTTGCTTAGCTCGTTTAGACTTAAAAGATTTAATAGCGGTGGCTTCGTCTAAAACAACAAACCCGCGAGGTAATTTAGATACGTAAGCCCAATCATTAACTACCTGTTCGTAGTTCATGATTATGTAGTCCACCCCTGAATTTTCCCAGTTCATTGCTTCGGCGTATTGAGCTTGTCGTTGTTTAGGAGTGCCGTCAATTACTAATGAGGTAGAATTACTGAATTTTGTAATGGAGTTAGCCCACTGGTATTTAAGACTAGACAAGCAAACTATTAATCCAGGTTCATAAATTTTGTCTTCATCCATTAACCGTTCAACAGCTGCAATAGTTAATACGGTTTTACCTAAACCTAAATCATAAGCAACTAACATGGAGCCTTGCTCACACATACGGTCTACGGCGTCTACTTGATACGGTAAAAGTGTTCCAGTAAATGACATATAAAAATACTACACCACGTTAAACAAAAAGAAAACCCACCCCTTAGGGTGGGTCATCTTTAGTAAAAACTATGCGTCTAGAATTGCCTGTGGGTTAAGCCCGCCTCCACGAACCCAGCCTGGACCCTTCTGAAGCTCCATGTGTAAGTGTGGACCTGTGACATTGCCTTCTGATCCAACTTTACCGATGACGTCTCCAACTTTTAAGTCTTGACCAACCTTAACGCTGTTGGAAGATAGGTGAGCAAATAGAAGATGTCCACCTTTAACTTTCATTAGTACCGAGTGCTGACCAAAAGCGGCACCCCAGCACTGACCAACTTTAACTACTTCGCCAGCTACAGGAGCAACTACTACAGCACCTACTGGAGCAGCGTAGTCCACTCCTTCATGCTTTCCGCTGGACCATCGTTTCCCCGCAATACCCCAGGGCGTCGTGACCTTATATTTTTTATCCTGCATCGGTGATGCCATGTTCTCTCCTTAAAGACTAGTTTTATATCGAATAGAGTGTTTAGCGGAGTCTAGGCCAAGTAATACCTCGGCCTTGCTCATACCACCCACGTCTTTCATGTCAGTATTAGAATAATCAAAAAACCAAGCTTCAAAGTTTTGAGTTTTAGTTAATTGAGCCAATTTAAAAGAAGCTGATGTTCCAGCCTCATCGGAATCTAATGCCATTACAATTCTATCAGCGGAACGTATGTATTTCAGTTGAACGTCTGAAATTAATGCCCCATAGACGGCTACCCCACCAGGTATACCTATAGACGCAAGCCTTACAACGTCTAGTGGGGACTCTACAACTATCATGTCGCCACCTGTATATTGTTGAAAGCCAAATAATCCGTTGGATTTCTTTACCCCCACGGGGTAATTGCGAAAGTGCCTACCGTTAAAAGCCTTGACCTGCCAACCCTGTAAGTTACCTGTATGTGGGTCTCTAATTGGGATAATCCAGCTCTCAGTAGAACGCTCCCACCGTAAACCAAAGTGCTGAGCAGCAGCTAGCGTCAGTCCGCGTGCCTTTAGAGCATACTCTGGAGGGTCTGTAAAAGCTGCTAAAGAGGCCTCAGATATGTAGACTAGCTCTTCAAACACTTCTTTAGGTTTACTAATTGCTCGCTCAAAAGCGTCCATAAGTTCCCCGCCACTAGACAACCAAGCCTTAGCGTCTTCGTAGTCTAACTCACGCAAAGTTGCTGTAAGGGAAATGATATTGCCGCGGTACTCGCAAGAGAAACATATGTGAGCTCCAGTCTCGGCATTTATGTACCAAGAAGGGTTGCGATCTTTCTTACCTGTGCGCTGTTCGTGCATAGGGCAAAAGCCTTGTATCTCATCCCCACGAGAGCTTACGTATTCAACACCTAGGTCTTCTAAGACACGTTCCATTTCTTCTACGTTCACATGTCATCACTGCTAATCTCACGGAACTCACCTGTGTTCCAATCCCATACTAGTGATACCTCTAGAGGGCCACAGTTACGACTAGCCATAACCTTTAGCAATCTAGTGTCGTCTACGTTTTCGTCTTCACGTTGCAAACCAAATACAACGTCAGCATCTTGAAAGAATGAGGAAGAGTAACCAATAGAGTCTACTGTTACATTTCCCTTACGCATTTTCCATCCCAAAGCCTGCGTAGTAACAACAATTGGAATCTGGTGCTTTTGTGCCAGACGCTTAAGACTACGTGTGATGTTGGTGAGAGCTAGCGCAGTGTTTGCTTCTCCAGACTGCTCATCCATCATCAAGTACACACCGTCAATAAATAAAACGTTAGGCTGCAATTGTTGAATTTTATTTGATATTCCAGAAATTACGGAAGCTCCTGCAGAATCCGTAAGCCAGAACTTATGTTGCAACATAGTCATACCACGAAGTTTTGCTTGGTAACGCGCCTCTTCTTCTGAAGTAAGAGTTCCTGTAGTTAAACGGTGGTGTGAAATACGAGCACGCATAGCATCGTAACGAGTAATTTGTTCTTGGTTACTCATTTCAAATGATTGAAAAACAGGAACCTTTCCACCACTATGAATGTTATGAGCCATCTGTAATGCAAGGGTTGACTTACCAGTTTTAGGTGGCGCAACAATTACAATCAGCTGACCTGGCTGTAGACCGCTGGTTGCTTGGTCAATAGTACTAAACCCTGTTGCCATTCCACGAAGACCTCCTGGAAGGTTCTTACGCTCAAGGTATTCTTCCCAACGCTGATCGGTGTTCTGAGTAATATCAATGTCACTAACAGCGTGAAACCCGTTGTCGTCAAGTGTGGAGAACCCGCTTTGTAAAATAGTTACAGCGTTCTCGTGGTTGCCAAACTTCTCAATCTCTTCAATAGCTTTTCTGAGAGAGTTATTAACAATAGCTTTACGCTGGGCTTTGACTACTTCATCTACTAAAAAATCAAGAGAGTCACTAACTTCAACAAAAACATATGTAGGAAAGTTATCTTTAATAACTTCCGTGCTAGGAACCTCGTTGTAGTTGGTGTAATGGTTTCTAATAAAAGACCAGACTCTTCGATCCTCATTGTTTGAAAACCAAGGCTCAGACACACCACGTTCAAGCAGAAAGCTAATGCTTCTTTCGTTTAGTGCTCGGTTTAATAGTAGGTTTTCGTAGTTCATCTAGTCCCCTTAAAAGTCCAATCCTAAGCGACCATACATTAGTTGGTGCTCTGGGTCAATTACGCCAATTACTTCTGGTCTATATGGTAAGTCTGCAACTAACTTCTTAGGAGAAGCATAGTGGTTGTAATACCTGAATGGGTTGTTGCCTGCCCGATCAATTTTGTTAAACAAGATTTCGAGTTCAGGGTCTTTGTATTCAAATGAGACTAGCTCAAGTGTTACTCCTGCGCGAGTAGTGTACAAGTAAAACTTGTTTAAAAGGAATTTGTCAAATCCAATTTCCTCAGACTTAACATTAAATATTTTTAACTTCTTTTCTACAACAGGTACTTTAATGAATATCAAATTAGCATTCACAAGTACACGCCGTGGCATGTCGTTGCTGATGTCCCCTTTATACATGGTTTAACAAACCTCTATTTTTCCAAATTTAATAATGAACTTTCGCAGTTCGTCTGAGGACTCGTGAGCTTTGTCTGTATCCTCATCGGTTACAGTGGTAGAAATTTGTAATGGATAAGTACCATGATTTTGTTTAACGCGTGAGTTTACAAACTTAGTGTGCTTGCATACTCCGCGTCCAGCGTATCCTGGGCAAGTACAAATAAAGTTTCTATCTTTGTCAATGCTTACTTCAAAGATACCTGGACCTGGGGTTCCAGAACCGCCTAAGAAAATCTGAACTAACTTGGTGTCTTCCATAACTCCCTCGCTCATTTTTTTCGTAAGTCTCCTTTAGTAGATTTTAGTTCAATTGTGGCAAAAGCTTCGTGTATAAACGAACCAGTTGCCTCACCATACGCGGCAGACCAAGCGTCTATGGGAAGATTTGTTGTAACTATAGTAGGAAGTCCTAGGTTAAATCTGGTACGTAAAATGTGGTGTAGTAAGTTCTTGTTCCAGCCACTGCCTGATACATGCTCCTTGCCTACATCGTCAATAACTAGTACTCGAATGTTATAAGCGTCGTCTTCACACTCACCATGCATACCTAAAAACAAACGCTCTTGCTCATCGGTTTTATCTGGACTCATCAATGCACCCTTAAGTTCAATAATGTCGTTGTAGGTAGCAAAGTGACATGGCTTTACAAGAACCCTGCCGTTGTTTACGGCAAAGTCTTCTAGATCAAACGTCCGCATCATCTCTTGGATGACCGCTAAAGAAAGCGTGGTCTTTCCGTGGCCTGGCTCTCCAACAAGCAGTAATCCTTTACCGCAAATAGGGTTACCCTCTGCTCTGATCACATTGCCAGATTTAACTTTACGTATCCAATTAGATACTAACTTTAAGTCTTGTTCGGATACTTCCTTGCAGTCTGATAACTCCCAGCCCCTGCGGTTCGCGGGAACATTAGCAATCGTTAACCACGACTTACGCCGTACAGGTAACTCGCTAACATTAATCATTTGTTTCCTCTGACTTACCGCAACTGCAGTTAGTGCACTTACATCCTGGATTAGACTTTTCCGCCTTTTGAATCCATTCAGTTATGCGTTGGACAGTCTCTGTAGTTAGACCTGCTTGTCGGTAGTCGCGTTCAAGACTTTCTTCAAATGCACGTTTCATATTACTCATTTAACCACTCCTGTGACTTAGCAGCTTGAGTTGCTGCTGTTTCTTTTTCTTCTGGTGTTTGTATCATACGTTTAGCCTGTACCGCAAGTTCAGGTGCACGAGTCATAAATAATCGCCAAGCATGATTACCATCATCAATCTTGTCAAACTTTGTTACCTCAAAAAATAAGTCAAGCATCTTGTAATCAACCGTACCACTAGTATCCTGAGCTTTACGCATGCTAGCAAACGCTCCAGTAATTCGCTGGATAGCGATGTTGTTCTTAATGTGGAAGTACTTAGTTAACCGCTCCATAAACTCATAGGCAATCTCGTTACTGCCCCACTGGTCAATTGGTATATTATGCCGTGTCCCGAACTTCTTACTCCGAGTAGAAGTAAATTCTGTTTTGCCCTCATCTATCTTTTTTTGCCGAAACTTAAGGCGCTCCTCTAAAGATTCCTGAGTGTAGTCATCTGTAGGTTCCCCGCTCTTAAAAAAATCATAAGGCACGTTATCCTCCATTGGCATGTATGTCGTAATGAATTCTTCGCGAGGGTGTTCCCTCGCGACTTCTTTACTAGTTATACTAGTTATATTATTAGGATTAATTAGCTGGTTCTTACTTAAAAGGACGACGGGTTTTCCGACGGCGGCTACCCACTCCGTAGACGGATTATCCGACGGCGGTAACCAGTCTTTAATGTACATCCAACCTAAGTCTGTGATGTCCTCATAGTGGTTCCATTGCTTGTTTTTACCTGCTTGATAACTGCCTCTTTTTACCATGCCACAGTCTTCAAGCTCTTTAAGTGCTCCACCCCAGTAGTCCCTTCCAAAACCTGGAAATGCCTCCATGAGCCCAGGTTTGGTCATGCGGACCTTACCTGTGGCTCCTGCCATAAGGGCAACTAGTGCCTTAGGCGATAACGTGCTTATCATTTCTTTAGTACCCGCTTTAACTCTTTGCCAATAGCCTCGGCAAAAATGTCAGCAACAATACGAACGGCTTCGTATAGTGGGTCTTCAAATTCCTCTGCAGCCTCTTCATCGTCAACATCAGCCTCAATTTCCTCCTCGGTCATCTGTTCCTGTTCAGGAATAACAGGTGCCGCAACGGATTTAATTGAGTCTTGAGGCACTAGCTCGTTAAGTCCCTCAGTCAAGTCAAACGCTGGGATTCTATTTTCCTTAGCAATAGCAAGACTTGATAGAGATTCAGGATCATCGTCATCCCAAAGGATAAACATAGCTGAGTTTTCCTGTATGTTTTCAGGGTTTGAAAGCTCTACAGCAAACTCAATCTCTTTATCAGTAAGGTATTGCTTAAGCCATACCTGACCTTCAGAAAGCCTAACTGGGTTGGCTAATGTGAATTTAATTTTTGGGTTAGCGTGGATGTAATCATCTACTAAAGCCTCAACATTTGCACGGCTAGTTTTACCATTTCCCGTAACTATGATGTGGTCGTACATAAAGTCTCCTTAGTGGTAGGAGAACTACTATACACGCAACTTAAGAATACGCAAGAACTCTTAATATAATCATATTTTTTTAAAGGGCGGGGTTAGCGTACCAAACTACTTCAAGCGAAGGATTATCTAATTCCATGTAGACGTTGTTACTGCCTGACTGAACGCTGCTCACACCTTGTCTACCAAAAGTAACGCCTCCGTTAGTAGCTGCGTTGGTACGCCAATATTGTCTAATAAAAAGGTTTAGTGATTTAGTAGCTGTTGTTCCAGCTGCCATAGAATGATCTAAATCTAAATTAGTAGACCTAGGTGTAACAGATGTGTAGGATGCGGGCGGGCTAGCTGCTGTATTTGCGTGAGCTCCAATGTATAAAGTTCTAGCAGCACCGTCACCTACTCCAGCAAGTCTATCAATAGTTAACCTAGCTGCAACAATTCCGTCGCCGCTGTTTGTTGTTGGGGTGACTGATTGCTTAATACTAGGCCAGTTAAGTGTTGCAAACCAAACAACTGATTGGTAATCACCTTGGTTAGCGCTGAAGTACCCTTGATGCAAAGAGGTTGTTGAGTATCTAGCGTTGTTACCAAATACTGTACCTGAAGGTCCAGCGTAGTCACCCAAGTCTGATGCCGCTACTGTTTGTTCTTGCGCAATGTAAACATACAATAAGTTGCTACCGTTGCCGTATCCTGATCTGTCTTGAACCGCGTATCCAGCTTTGGTTGCTGTAGCGTAGAACATGGTAGATTGATTGCGCGAAGTAGATGCGCCGCTCCAAGTAGTTGGACTTCCGTCAAATTGCTTGTAGTAATACGTAGGAGTAATAGCAACAGCGTCACCGTTAATATCTTCTGCAGTAGCAGACATTGCAATACTTCTAGTTGTTGCATTAGAACCAGTTCCTACGTAGAAACCACCGTTAGTAGCGCCCGAAATAGTAGCATTAATGTACAAAGGCATAGCAACTACAGAAGATACCTTAGCGCTAGATGAAGCACTTGCGTAGTTGTCCGCATCAACAGAGGCTGTCCATGAAATGCTTGACTCTGTGGTTGAAGTAACTCTGTTGTAGGTTGCAGTACCAGAAGCGTTTGTTGTACTTGTTGCTACTGGGCTACCTGCTCTGTAGAACGTAACTGAGCGACCACTAACTGCTGGTGATACTGTAGCGGAGAAAGCCTGAGTATCTGTGTAATAGGTACTTGTAGGTCCAGAAATTGTAATGCTAGACGAAGCAGCATTAACCGTGTAACTTGCTGTAGCAGTTGAAGGTTGGTAGATTCCGTTACCGCTATAAGACAGGGCTAAATTATGCCCACCACTATTTGCTGTAGGTAAAGTTACTGAGTAAGACCCTGCGCCTGAAACTGTTGCAGTGGCACGAGGTGCACCTCCTTCAGTAATAGTAACTGTTCCACCTGCTGGGTTAGGTGAAATAGAACCACTAACCGTTGCTGCTGTTGGGTAAGTAACGGTAGAAATTGCGCTGACGTTAAGCGTAGTGTTAACAGCCTGGGCAGGTGTAGTTGCTACAACAACGGAAGATACTGGTGAGTATCCAATACCGTTTCTAGCGCTTATCCGATAGTAATAAGTAGTAAGTTCGGAAGCAGTAGAATCTGAATATGTTATAGCGGTAGTTGTGGTAGACAATGTTGTTGCATTAATAGTAAACCCACTATTAGTTGCGCGTTCAATCTTGTAGTCAATAATTGGGGTAGCAGTTGAGTTAACTGTTCCAGCGGTCCAACCCAAGTTAATCGTGTTGTAAGCTGTGGCTGTGGCGGTAACTCCTGTTGGGAATGTCGGAACGTTATAAGTTAGTTTAGATGCACTAGTTGCAGACCAGTTTGAGTTAGTAAGTTGTGCGTTTTTAGCTTTAACTGCGTATACGTAACTGACTCCTGAAGCAGTTGTTGTATCTGTGTACGGCAACGTGATTGTAAAGTCAGTAACACCAACGTTAGACCAAGTAGACCCGCCATCAGAAGAACGTCTAATATTGTAAGTTAAAGCACTTGGATTAGCATTGTAAGAACCGCTAACTACTAAATTAGAATTAGTGGATGCCGCGTTAGTAACTCCAGGAGCAGTAAGTGGATCAGCTAAGTAATATGGTGCGGTGGCAGTACTAGTGGTATACGCACTGATTAATTGAGTATTACTTGCTTGAACTCGGTACTTGTATTGGTACCCCGACAAAGCTTCTACTGGTGAGCTAGTAGTGTTCCCAGTAAAAATAGTTTCCCAAGCACTAAAAGTTGTTCCGCCATCAATTGAGTAGGCTTCTTGTACACTGTATGAGTTAACAGCTGGGTTAGCAGTAGACACTGCGCTCCAACTAAGGCTGAGCTGATTAGCAGTAGCAGCTGTTGGTACAACTGTAACTGAAGCTGGGGCAGTAATGTAATATGGGTTAGTTGCTGAACCCGTAGTTGAATACACGCTGTACACCGAAGTAGCCGCTGCGTAATCTGCACGGGAACGAACACGATAAAAATAACTAGAGTTGGTAGCAACAGTTGCATCTGTGTAAGAGGTAGCAGAAGCGGATAACGCCGTGCTAAGGGTAGTTGCCCCAACAGTGAAACCACTGTTGGTTGCTCTTTCAAGTTCAAGGTTAGTAATAGAAGCGTTACCACTAGTTGGTGTAGGCCAAGAAATAGTAATGCTACTTGAAGTTCCTGAGGTGGCTGCAGCTATAGCCGTACCAAGTGAGCCAAGCCATAAAGTATCCACAGTTTCGCTTATAATATTTGCTTGAACTGTATTAAGAGCTGTAACACGGTAAGTAAATGGATTAGCTACACCAGTGCTAGCTAAACTTGGGTCTATTACGTTTACTCCAGTAGCCGAGGTAGACACGGTTGCAACAACAGACCCATTAACTAACCGCTCAACTTTTACAGAAGTTACTGCTGGGTTAGCAATTCCAATAGCAGTCCAATTAAGTTTTACACCAGTTCCCCAACCAACAGCAGTAAGTGTTGGGTATGTGTAGTTGTAAAACTTAGGTCTAGGAATAACTACAGGGAGTCCGTATTTAGGTGCGACAGCATTAAGTGCGCCATTTGAAGAGTACATAGTGCCGTAAACACCTGCACCACCTGTAAGACTAATTGTAGGAACAGTCGTGTATGTCCATGGAACATTTGCGCTAAAAGATGTAGGAGAATCAATTTTATAAACTAATTGGCTTACAAGATTAGGGCTAAAATTACCATCTGAACTGGTAAGGCCCGTAGTAATTACTTTAGCTCCAGGGTAAAGATTATGCACATCTAATGTAGTAAATGTAATTACTGCCGTGTTTTCGTCTGTTTTAGAAAGCGCTACTGTAGCACCCGTAATGCTAGCAGCAAGATTATTTAAACTGGTTTTTCTAGGCATAATACATACCCTCTAAAATTAAAGAATCAATTTTTCCAATGTTGAATAATCTATTATAGTACAAATGGCTGACACTATTATCGGCGGTGCCTTCCCAAATTGAATCTCGATCAGAAGAATAGTTTTGCCCATCATATGATCCATCAAAATAATGTTTAAGCACGGACACAGGTTCGAATAAACAAGAGTCTACGTAGATAGTTGATGCATTACCTGTAGTGTCTTTTCTGACAACTTTAACTACAGCAAAATTAGCATTATCTGGAGATAGGGCAGATACAAAAAGACGGTTCCAACCAGTGGCTGATGACATTGGTACAGGTGCGGTAGATACTAAGGTACCCGCTGAGTTGTAATATGCCGCTCCTACAGAAGTGGTAATTGCTGGCGTTGCTCCCGTAGCTGCTACGTACCAATCAATCTCTACGTTATAAGTGACTCCAGCCCCTGATCCCCACTTAGCATAAACCGAAAAAGTGTATGGGGTACTAGGAGTTATTGCAATACGATTAGTGTTGTACATAAATGCATTAGCAGTAGCGTTTGTATCATCTACTTTTGCTGAAGTTGTTCCAAAAATTTGTTGAGCTGTAGTTGAAGCTATTGTAACTGCCGATGTGCTTACTGACCAACTAGTTGTTGCTGTAGCAAAACTCGGATTAAGAATAAGGTTACGGCGGTCAGCAAGAACTTGGATAGTAGTATTGCGTGCATCTTGGAACGTAGAAGCTGAGGCAACAAGCCCTGGGGCGTTTAACGTTTGGTCCGCAGCAGTCTTAGCGTAACTAAACGTAGTTGTAGTAGGTGTTGTAGAAATGCTATATGTGCCGTCAAATGGAACGCCTAATCCGTATACAGTTACTGAGTTGCCTGTAGTAAACCCATGCTCAATGTCTGTACCAAGAGTAGCAACATTGCTTGCAATTTGAGCTACGCTTACCGTAATCCCGCCTTCAAATTGAGCAGCATCTACAAAATAGTTGTTAGCGGCGGAAAATGAAGGTTGAGCATATATAGCATTGGACGGAGCAGAGCCACTAATTTGAGCGGTGTACCAAGTTGTACCAGAGCTCTGATCACCAGTGCTTAGAGTTCCAGTAGTACTAGAAATTGCAGTTCCATTTTTATCAAGCCAGTTAATAGAAGCAGTAACGGCTACAGCAGTAGTACCAGCGCGGTTAGCTTTAATGCTAAACGCATACGGTTTGTCTGGATCAACAAGCATTGTAGAGGTAAGTGCACCAATTTTATCAGAAGCTGGTGGCGTACTAAATAATACGGAAGTTCCAGTAGCAAGGGCTGATGTAATATTTTTTGAAAGGGTGACTACTCCTGCAGTACTAACTGCAGCAACTACTGTGTTATTAGGAATATAGTTAAGTGTGGCACCCGTAGTAGCGATAGTAGTACTAGCAATAACGTAGTCGCCAACTTCAGCAATAATTGGCTTGATAGTAATAGTATTGGTATTGATTGCTGAGTTAGTTGCGGTAATAGTGTTCTTCAAACCAAACTTAAACGTTGGTACAGAGGTAGTTCCTGTTACTGTTACTTTACCCATACCTGAAGTAAGAATACTTGAGGATATAATTGTAGCCGCGCTTAAAGTAGTTGTTGGAATAATATTAACTTTAAACTTAGTTGTACTATCAATAGATGTCACTACAGTTCCTGGAGCAAAAAGACCAGTACCCGCGGTAACTGTTACGGCAGAGCCAGACTTAAGCCCTTCAGTACTTGGTACAGTAATAACATATCCAGACGAGCTAGCGCTGGTCATAGTAACGCCGTTGGTGTTAGTGTATGATCCAATAGTTGAAGTTCCCGTGGCAATTGGCCCAGCTAAACTTAAAGTGGCTACGTAAGTAGTAGCCGTGTAAAAAGCAGGGTCTAAATACCACGAGTCAGTTCCTTCAATAAATGAAGAAGCGTTGTAGTCAGTTAACAAGTTTCTACCAGCATTAATATTTGCATCATACCCAGAGATAACTTGGATATGATTTTTAAATCCTTCCGTAGAACCTGAAGTCTGGTATGCCTTTACTAATTGACTAAGAGCTACTTTAGCTTGTGTAATGCTAGCAACATCATTTATATCAAATCCAAATTGTTTTAGAGCTAAAGCTAGTAATTTATCATCAATATTGTTAGGATCACTAGCCGTAAACACAGCGTTACTTTGAGTTAAGTACGTATCATAATGAAATGCAAATAATCTAATAAAGTCTTTTAAATCTTTATTATCTTTACCTTGGTAGTCTCTACGATAAAACAAAGGGATATGATTTAGAATAACCTCAAGTGCTCCGCTATCTTTTACTGCAAAACTAGACACAGCAGCTACTCGTTTCCACCGTGGAAGGGTTTCTCCGTTAACTACGTATTTAATAAAAATAGAATAATAATATTTTGAAGCACGTAGGTCGGTACCTGTTACTCCATATCCAGGGTTAGTGGTAGCAGCCGTGCTATCACCTTTATCATAAATATGATAATTTGTATCAATTCCTAATTGAAGACCACTAACGCGACCGCCAATGCTGTACCCAGGAACACGAACAATATCACCAACTTTATAATTAGCCCCTCTAGACCTAATAGTTGTAGTGGTGGTAGCAACGTTTCCGTTACCTGCACGAGATACGTCAAAAGTAACGCCGCTGCCAATAGAGTTATCAGTAGATACCGCCGCTACATTAGAGTAAACAGTGGTGGTATTTGACACGTCTTGTAAAGTTGGTTGAGTAAGCGTTATGGTTTTAATACCAGAAGTTCCAGCACTAACAGCGCTTACAGTAATAACCAAGTCAGTTACTAAAGTTCCTGCTGGATCAGCTGTTACTCCGTCTAATTTTAAAAAACCAATTTTATTTTTATCAATAGTAATAGTTTCACCGACAGCATAATCACCGCCAGCAGAGTTAATAGTTACTGAACTAATAGCTCCAAGTACGTCTTTAGACCGCACAATATTAAATGATGCGCCCGTTCCAGATGCGCTTGCAGTGCCAGTAATAGCGGTGTAGTAGTCATACGTATTACCTGAAGCATATGTACCGCCACCTGTATGCGTAACAGCAGAAATCGAACTAGCTGTATACACTGCTCCTACAGTACCAATAACAGAGTAAGGCTGCTCTGAAAATATTTGAATACCATCATTAATGTTCATAGGATATCCAGTAGTACTACGGATAACCCTAACTTCCGACCAGTTAATTGCTTCATTTGGAGCTGACCAACTAACGTGGTTAATTAAATAGTTAGAGGGTCTTGCGTCGGCATTAACTGTAAACAGAGGTGCTGTAACCGATACTTGAGCCATTACGTTGTACCACCCGTAGTATCAACATAGATGTAATTAGGGTTAAGGATCGGCACTTCGTTAACCGCGCATACAAAGTCTGTAGTTCCGCCGTTACCTTTAACAGTAATTACCGAACTAGCTGGAATTGTAATAGCTGTTGGAGTAGTACTAATGACTACGCTAGTAGCATTAGGAATACTTGTAATAGTAGTAACAGGAGTAGTGTATGAGTACAATACTGTACCACTGCTGTTAGTAATAGAGTTAATAGCGGCGCCCACCCATAAACCTGCAGAACTAGAGACAGGCACTGAAGTAGTAGTAGAGGTAGAGGTAGTTGAGGCCGTAGAAGTTGTACCAGACTGTGAGTACAACGCAGGAAGTTTTTCGTAATCGTTTAAAGTAACAGAGTTAACACCATCAACTGCTTTAATAGCAGCTTGAACATCCCCTATTGCAATGTTGTCATTAAAAGTAACGTTATCAAAAGCAAATAAACTATATAAAGCAGCTTGGACAGCGGAGCCCACATTAGCAGCGTTATAGCGTGGAAGCACGTTAACCGTAGCGTCTAAGTAAGGGTACGCTGGGGTAAAATCTAGTACTTTAAGCGTAGTGCCTGGAGGCATTTTATCAATAAAAAATTCGCTTACAATATTTTTAAATGAATCAGTAGAAGCCGTAGCACCTGAAGCAGCAATGTACAAAACTACAGCGCTTTTACTAGTAGCCATAGCAATAGACTTAGAAACACCATTAACACCTAAAGCAATTTGACCATAGTCTGCAAGGGATACGGCGCGGTTAAGGCTACGTAAATTAGCGGGTGCATTGACTCTGATTGAGTCCGTTGACTCAGGGTCTGCTCCACCGCTAAACGCTGCGGCGTTAGTTACATCAACCCAAGCATTTACAAAAGAATCAGTACTTTCAAGGGTAGTAACTGCTCCAGCAGCTACGTTTCCTAATGCGCCAGATGTAGAGGAGTAAGTGTATGTTGCAGTTATAGTTGATCCTGTTGGCGGAATTCGCCCAGATATTCCGTCACCAAACTGCAAAAATGTAGTTCCCGCACCATTAGTAAATGTTGAAAACACAGGATCATCAGCTGCGTAATCAATAATGTATGAAACTTTGGTATACGCTAATGAGCCTACAATTACTACAAGTGTTCCACTAGTAATAACACCTTGGGCAGTAAGTGCAAACCTTTGGTTAATAGCGCCGTTTGATGTACCTACAGTTTCAGTTAAAGACTGTCCTTGAGTTACAACTACTGAGCCTGTTCCAGGAGTAGTTCCTACAATAGCGTTAAGTGGCACATCAGCTGTAGTAGTAAATGTGATTGCAGGGCTAATGCCGTCAGAAACGGTAGACACCAAAGTTCCTGCAGGTACAATTGTAGGATTAGCGCCTGAATTAGAGAAAGTAACAGTGCCAGTAGCAGGACTAATATCATTAGGAATGTAGTTAAGCAGTTTAGAAATAGCAACTACAGTATCGCGTTGAGTAGATGTATTGAGGTAGCTTTCGTTTGCTGCACGGTCAATCTGGTAGTTAAGCAAATCTCCTAGGTAAGAGAACAACTCAAGAAGTACAATACCAAAGTCATTAGAGTCGCGGGATGTCCACTGAGGGGTGAAGTTAGGAATAAGCGCAATTAAATCATCACGGATAGAGACGTAATCTCGTGAAGTGTAATCAACCTGAGGAAGGTACAGATTATCAGCCATTATGAACCCTTAATTGTTTCGCCTGCAGCAGTTAAAGATGCTGTAGATATTGTAACAGAATCGGTTTCCCCATTGGGAAGTTTATATATAATAGTAAGCTCAAGGGTCGCTGTACCGCTGTCATAGCCAGATACTACATCCAATAAAGAAAGCTGAGGAATCCACGAAGCAAACATCTCCGTAATTGCTCGCCTACCTAATTCAGTAGCACTGCCTGCGGTTTCGTATAGTAATCCGTCTAAACTAGCTCCATAATTATAATACCAAACTCTTTCGTTAATTCCTGTGGATAACAAGGTTAATACACGATCACGCCAAGCTTTAGGGGACGAATCAGCTACAATACCAATCTTGCCATTAGCAGATATATTAAAAGGTAGTGAAACCGAGTAGGTAGATGTAGCCAAGATGCTACTTGGAATATTTGCCATTTTAGAAAACTCCTAGCCATAGTGGGAAATTAGGGTCTCCGCCTTCAAACATTACCCAGACGCCCGTACCAGGTTCTGGCACAACCAAAGCGGAAGCTATTGATGGCTGCACACCCCAAGCCCAACCTGTAACGGCGGTTCCTAAAATTTGAGGAACTTGCATTTTAATACGTTTTAAGTTAAGGGGGTCGTTAGTTTCTTGCACAATACCGCGGTAAACGCCGTAAAATCTTTTGTCAGATAGATCACCTGTAAATAAATCAGAGTACACCTTTGTTCTCCAATCTTTTAACTACTGTTTCAGGTCGGTTTCTTACATCAATTGTAGTAGAAACTTCCCCAACCCCTACTGTTACCCAAACGTAAGGTTTAACATTAGAGGCAGTCTCGCGATTTGTTACTTCGGTAAACCCAGCGTTGTTGTAAGTGCCTGTTCCCTCAGTCAACACTGATGATGAGATTGGCGGTACATTTCGTGTATCGGGTACTAGCGTGCGTACTCTAAAACTACCTGGAGAAGTAACTACGTTACCTTTCCAAGACTGGGCTTGCCCAATAGAATCAGCACCTACGTCAAGGACAGTTACATACCGTAAAATATTAGGGGATTCCTCTACTATAAAATGTTCAGCGTAAAGTACGATCCAATATCCTGAGTAATTAGGGCCAATACCTTCCAGGTAAATGGGCTGGTCAGGTTTAAGTTCAGGCGTACCAATAACTTGAACACGTGCACGGTAAGGAAAGCGGTTTCGTTCATCAGCTGCCTTTGCCTCATACGCAGCAATCGTAAACGATGGAGCAACCGTATTAGTAGCAAAACTATCAAAAAACTCAGTAGCTTGGGTTTCGTTAAGCGTGTTCTGACGTTGGTTAGTTACAAGACTCGAAGACGTAGTATTAGGATCAACGCCACCTATTTGCACCGCAGACTTGTAAGAGTCCTTGTATGCAACACTATCTCCTAATGTTAAATTAAAAGAATATATAGTAGAACCAGCAGGGTCGTTGGCTTCGCGCATTGTATACGTTTGAGCGTTAGCCCTACTTTCTTCGTAGTTAAAAGTTAAAGGCTCAAAGTAAATATTAGTGTTCTCAATACGTAGTGAATAACCGCATTGTTTTGCTAGCCTGCTCATTAATTGAAGTTCTGTGTGTCCAGCTTGTACTACCTGTTCGTATACTCGCCCGTGTTGTTGGACATTAGACGTAGAGAACCCATATTTATTAGCAATACTTTTAATAACATCTGTGGCAGTTACGTTTTCATATACTTTTTGCCTGGCCTGCTTTAAACGGTAAGATGCGCCAATAACAGTAACTTCTACAAAGTTGGACCCAGGAGTAATATTGGGTTTAATCTCGTGCACGTACCCTACAAACTCTCTAGAGCTGTCCTTACCTCTAAGCACACATTTTACAGGGTCGCCTGGGCGCACACTAGTATAGGAAATTCCCCAATCTCTAAACTTAATAGTAGCCATTTCGTGAGCGTAGCGTTCTTGGCTTAAAGTAAACGAGCTTACTCGTTGAGGTGCATTTTGAGATAACGGAAACGATACAGATATATAATTAAACATTAGGGATTCTTAATACCGTTCCACCAGGAATATTAATAAAGTCTTTAATTTCTGGATTGTACTCGGCAATAGCCCACCATAAATCTGGGCGGTTAAAGTATCTCCAAGATAACCCTGTTAATGTTTCACCTTCAACAAAAGTATGAGGAACAAAAGATATTGAGTTCAAGTAATCAAAATTGTAAAACACAATTGGAAACGTTTGACCGTTTTCTACTTTTCTAAAATAATCTACAACCGAAGTTTCGTATCTGGAACTTGCGCGGATAGTCATTATTGACTCGACAATCCTGCAGTAGCCATAAGGTTAAACTGCAAATCAATAGTAGATGCCATAGGTATCATTCCTTTAGTAAATTTGGTATGACTTACATTCATAGCGCTGACGTATCCTAAGTAACTTAATGGCCCTAAATCAATGCGTAAAAGTGTAGGGCGAAGAAATCCAATTTCAGAAGACTCTCTACCTGTAGCTACGTTTGTCCAACCAGGACCATTAATGGCTTTGTAGATATATTCAATATCTGCAGTAGTTCCGTATCTAGCTAAGTTTAATACTTTATTAATAAGAGTTTCTGCAAACCCCTGATCAAAAGAGTGACCAGGTGTGTATCCCAAAGTAGACGCAAATGTACTTGAGGCAAATGTTCTTGCGGCTTCACTAATAGATTTAGTATCTTTAGCATTAAATGCCGTAGGATTGTTTAGTGAACTAATTGATTGTAAATCACTAGCATTAAGGTTTAAAGAGTTTAAGCACGCAAAGTCATTAGTTCTATCAAGAGCTATTTGTAAACTTAAAGCTTGACCGCTAGGGAATGCGCCAACTACAGTAGCAAATTTATCAGCAAACGTAGGCGTAACACTCATGTTAACTGCTACTGAAGTATTAAACTCAGTAGGGTTCCACATAAATTGAAATCCGTATCTAGGATCGTCTTTGCCACCGTAATTATAATTATTGCTGTTAACGTACGTGTTATCAACGCGCGCATACCAATAAATGCGACCACGGCGGTACTTATGTGTGGCTCCAATTGCTCTAGTAGCAGGGTCTATAACCATGTCATCTAAAGAGGGTTCTACAGGAAGACTCCATTTATGTGGAGGTAAATTCCATTGGTAACCATTTAACCCAAGGCCGCTTTGCGTGCTTGTTTTAGCATCTGCCCCAATCCATGGAGAGGCAGCCGCATTAATTACTTTTGAAGTGCCTGTACCGCCTGGGTTTTTTTCGTCGCCTATAGCACCCGTACCCATAACACCTGGGTTTCTGTAACCTTCAAATCCGCCTGGGGGTGGTATAGCCATGCTACATCGCCGCGCTTAATGACTTAGTAATTGCCGAAGCAAACGCGTACGGGTCTTGACCTAAAGGAGCTGACACGTTAATGGTAATTGCGCCAGTAAATAGTTGGCCTGGATTTGTTGGCTGTACCCCAGTCTCTGTCCCTATACCAAGTGGATTTCTTACGGTGCCGTCAGCAAAACTATTGCTAAATTTTTGATTAAGCTTGTACCCACCATACGCCCCTAATCCAATGCCACCAACTGTAAGAGCTTTTCCCAAAAATTTTCCGCTTTGTAGGCCTTTAAATGCTCCTGTTGCAGCATCTCCAGTAAGATCAAACATAGTGTCAACGAGTAGTTGCCCAGCGCCATTTCTTGCACCGCCAAATGTTTCAAGGATAGTTGAAAGGTTTGAAATCATTTGTACTGCTTTATCTTCAACGCCCGTACCAGTTGCAGTCTTGGCTACGCCTTTATAAATATCATTAAGAATATTGTTAGTGCCAATGAGGTTTGTTGTTGTGCGACCAGCATATGCTTGAAGCAAACTTAATTCAGTTGAGGCTCTATATCCAGTAGAGGCAATAGCATCAGTAGATGCGCCTGACGTTGTAAGAGCTGCTTTGCTAGTTAAAGAGCTAACTGAACCCTTGTTTTTAGCTAACTGGGTAATACCAGCAAGTACTGTGCTTCTAACATTAGGGTCTAATCCAAAGTACTGATTAAGAATGCTATCAAGAGCGTTACCTGGCATAGCAGAAATAGCTATATTTTCTGGAGTAACAGGTCCTGCTTTAGCTAAAATATCGTAAAGTTGTTTAATAATTTGTGGCAAATCTACCATGCCAGTGCCCTCTTTATTACGCGTTTGGATACCAAACATGCGTGACATGTTAACTAGTTTAGGATCGTTAAGGCCTGCCATAACCCCTACGCCACCTGTAATACCAAGACCTGGAGTTAAATTAGACGCAAGGGCAGCGCCTCCCATAATACCTGTATAGTTTTTGCCCACACCAAAGTTTGCTAACCCAGGCATTAAGCCTCTTTGTGATGCATAATTAGATGCAAGCGCGGAGTCTTCAGGGCTAGTCGCAGTGCCCATAAGAGAAGTTTGTAGCTGAGCCTTCATTGCTTTGGCTTCAGTATTGTAGTTAGTTCCTCCATAGAACCGCATACGATTAGCTAGTGCTTGGACATCTACCGCTTCTTGAGTAGTAGGTAAAGCCATAGACACCGCGCCAGCAAGGCCAAGCGCGCCATTACCAAAAGAAGTTAATATCTTAGTAAAGTTTTGACGGTCAGTATAGTTAGTAAAACGAGGAGGGCTAGGAGCTCCGCCCGCAGTACCAAAGGATGGAGCAGCTGCGCTAATACCACCGCCACCGCTAGACGGAGAGCTGTTACTTGAGGCAAATTGACTTGTTAAAGAAGTTATAGCACGTTCTAACCGCGCCATGGCAGCATTACTTGCCCGCCGTTCAATAATCTCTTCACTATCTGCCATGATAATCCTTATCTAGTAGCTCGTAATAGCCAGTTTTTTCTTTCCCTGTAGGAAAGAGAGCGCACATCGCTGAGGCTCCAACCAGTAAATGCTCGGATTATTATTTCGTAGGAGTCCATTAAATCAACGTAATGTTCAATTTTATAATTGAAATAAACTAGCCAGACTTAGTGGTAATGGAACTTCATTATCACATGCCTTGCAAGCCTTTGTCACCTCCCCAAGGCGTGGGCCTGGGGTTCTTTTGTATATAGCAGAGACAATAGCTTCTCTATCTAAAATACCAAGATTAAGGGCAGTTTGTACCCCTAAAGATGGCATCCCATCAATACTGACTATGCATCCTGATAGCACAATAGTTACTAATTCAGATGTGGACTTATCGTCCGCGTCTAATAGTTTTTTATTAGTAATGCCGTTAGGAAGCGTTACTATTGCTTCACCGTTTTTAAGTTTAACCGAAAAAACTCTGTCACTAATAGGTTCGGTAAGCTGTCTGGTTTCAACATCTGTAGTTAAATCAATAACAAAAGTTTGGGACTCTAAGCACTTTGGACAAGAAGCTGAGTACTCAACATCTTTACCGAAGGTAGCAATACGAATTCCAAGAAGAATAGCGTCCCTATCGCCCGAAAGCATAGTGTCTAAATCCACATCAAATACTGGTACGTTGCCAACACTAACTAGTCCTCTAGTAAACGCAGTGTGAAGTAGTCGATTAGAAGTTGTAGTTTTAACAAGAGCCTCTTCATCAAACCCGTTTAGTTCTTTAATCTCAACGTTTTTAGCAAGAGTTCCATCTTTAAGTACAAACCCTCCTGGCAAGTTAACCACGTTGCTTGAAGGTGCTTCGGTAGTAATTTCTACTTTGGTATCGTCCAATGATGCGTTTTCAAACTCTTTAGCTAGTGCAGCTATAGCAGTTGGATCGCTGAATTCCATTAATACTCCTTATTATTGTTTTGTTTATTGTACTATATTTTAAACAGCTCCAGTGAATCCCGCAGGAATCTTGTTGCCTGATGAAGCCGTAATAGTTCCAGTGTTAGAGACATCTACCATTGCTATTGAGATACCTTCGTGTGAAAGAGTCATACCTTCAAACAAAAGATCGTTAGAGCCAGCGTCAAGGCCACTGTATTCAAGGCTATTAATCCAGGCATTGTGAATGAAAAACCCCATACGAGGAGTGTTTGTAGGTGTTGCGGCACTTGGGTGGTCCATTAAAAACACAGAAATGTTGCACCTAAATCCGCCACCATTTGCTGTGGTTAACCCAATTCCATCACCAGAAGCGGCAGCAAACAACCCGCGCATCCAAGTAATAGCACCATCATTTCCGTATAGGGCACCACGAGAGAACGTAACGTCACTAAAAGTTGCCTGACCAGGAATCTTATGCGTGGTAGTGTTATAGCCACCCTCACGGTATTCAATAGGATTTACTTTAATACCTAGGCCATTTATAGCATTAAACCCACCGCTAAAAGACGTAATTCGAGAATCAAAAGCAGCGCCAGTAGTAGAAGTGCTTCCAGAAGACGCAGGAGAAAATACAGCGCGGAACCTAAACCTACGTAAAGGGTCAGAGCCAATTGTAGACCTGCTATCAATAACGTTAACTGTTGTAGTTGATTCAGCCATTGTTCATATTTCCTTAAATAGAAGTGGTGACTGTTGCGCCACCATCAATTTGACCAATTGTAATAATTACGAACTCTGCTGGGCGTTGTAACGCTACACCAACTTCAATTCGAAGTTCTCCAGCATTAATTACTGCAGGAGTATTAATTGTTTCATTGCACTTAACAAAATAAGCTGCGCTTGAAGAAGCTCCAGCCAATCCGCCTGCACGCCAGAAGTCATCCAAGAACCCAGTAACTACAGCATTTACACGCGACCAAAGGTTTGCATCATTAGGTTCAAATACTGCAAACTGAGTGATACTACGCAAGTTGTACGATAGGTAGTTTAATGAGCGACGAACTGGTACATAAATATCTGAGGAGTTACTCTTAAGCGTGCGAGCGCCCATAACACAGATACCCGCTCCAGGAACAAAACGAATAATGTTTAAGTTTGGAGTAGTTCCTCCAACTCGGTTAAACTCATCACTAGTTAATGCTTGCACAGATACCGCTGAGGATATTCGAGTCTGAGACCCAGCAGGCGCTTTAAACACGCCGCGAGAAGTATCTGTAATTGTGTACAGGGCCGCAACTGCACCACCAGACGGGATTAACCTAGTCTGCCCAGTGGTTGAAGCTGGTTCAGCAATAACAATATTAGGGTAGTAAACAGCACCATAATTTTGATTAGTAGTGTATCCAGCAATTGCTGCAAGCGTGTTAGTTACAGTATCATTTTTTGTATCAATAACTACAAATGAATCTGTACGAGTTGCTGCATATGTGGTTAACGCATTAACTGTTGTAGCGTCAGTCCTAGCAGGGAAATTAAGGATAAGCGGGAATGTCAAGCTATCAAGGCGTGGAATTGTTGTAGTAGCAGCAACTGGGGTTGCAATACCTGAAGCTCCAGCAGTACCAGCTAAAGTATTATTGGTAGTACTAGTAACGCCTAGACGAGCGGCGCTAACAACACTAGTATCAAAGCCTATTGAGTTCCAATTTAGTGCTCCAGAAGTGCTATTAATACTTACGGCTGTTGGTGAAGTTGACCAAGTACCTGTAAACGCAGGAAGGTCCGCGTATCCAGTTGCGGCAGAGCCTGCATCTGTAACAGTAATCCATTTAGAAGATACGTTATTAATTACATACCGAGCGTCTGTGGTGTCCATGCTTAGCTTAACAAATCGTTCAACTCGGTTAACATCAGTAAGTGCGGTTGATGTAGTAGCAGTAGTTGAGTAGAAAACATGCAGGTCAAAGTAACCAGCGTTATTATTAGGGTAAATACCTACCCATACATTATTTCCCCATTCGCCGTGATCTTTAGCCGTAACGGTTAAAGAAGCAGTAGCGCTAACCACAGCATTAGTAATAACAATTGCGGTACCAAGAGCTTGAGATGCTTGAGCAAAGCTAGCGCCGTTGTAAACAATGTCTAAAGTAGTTCCAGTGCCATCTACAGCAGCAATAACCCAGCGGTTACTATTAAGGAAAAGATAGTTAGTAAGAGTAATTCCTGAAAATGAAACGGAGTCACCAACAAGAGCGCCAGTAAATTGACCAGCAGTAGCGCTAGTAATTCTAACTACTTTACTAGCAGAAATAGCTTCAAACTGCCAGCTGTAAGCTTGGGTAATAGCGCCATTACTGTCGCGAAAAGAAACTGAGGCTCGTACCGCATCAGTATTAACTTCTCGAAGAACATAAGCGCCACCGCCACCATTATCAAAGAAAGACTTTACTGCGTACTTTAAAGAGTTATTGGCAAAGTTAACATTTCCAGAAACAGTTGCTGTAATTGGTAGAGACAAAGTTACATCTGTTCCAGAAATGCTTGTTACAGTTGCGGTTGGTTCAATACCAGTTCCTGAAACAGTCATCCCAACAACTACGTTGCTAGTTGAATTTACAGTAATTACGGAGTTAGGGGTATTGGCTACATAGGCCGCGGAAGTTGCTGAAGTTGTAATGCCAAGTCCTGCACCACTAAAAGTATTAAGAGATGATCCAAAACTAAAATTGTTAACAAAGTCAGACCAACTGTTAACAAAAGTAGGGATACCAACAACGTTACCGCCTACAACTTCAGTAGGTCCACGGTCTGCTCTACCAATAAAAGCTGCTACTGAGTCAGCAACCGTTGGGGCAACAGGCACGTTAGGTGTAAGTGTCTCTTCGACGTACACGCCAGGCTTATTGTAAGCCATAATTTCTCCTTAGAAAGGGTTAATAGTTATTTAACGATTGTTTTATTTGCGGGAACTGTAGGAGTATTCTGTTGGTTCACCAAAACGGTTGTTACACCAGGAATATAGGTAGGGGCAGCGGTTGGAGGAGTCATTTCACTCATCACTCTGATGGTATAAATATTACGTAAAAGTCTTTTATTTCCGTTTTCACCTTCGGCTTTATCGCTTTTCATTGTGCTCTCAAGGAACATATGGCGGTAAGCTATGGATGTTCCTAGCTCATTTGGAACAGGTAAGTGCCCACGCATGCCAGGAAACTTTTGGCTTAACTGAAAAATTATAGCGCGATCATGCCGCGGATGTCTGGAGTAAGAGGTTACTTGATACAATAAATCATAAGCAACTGGTACTTCATACTTATAAAACCTATTATTTACAGGGGCGATTGTACCTGAGTAATTTCCATCATAAATTTCCCCAGACATCTGGCGCTCAACAGCGTTGCGCACAGAAAGTAAATCAAGAGTAATAAAAGGATAGGTTTGCTCACGAATTTCTACATCAGGGTAGCCAAACCATACACCTACTGAGCGGGTTGGATTTTTTTCATCGGCAACCGTAATGCCTGATAAATAAGATTTAAGAGCAGCGTCCTCAGCTAATAAAAACATTAACGCATTCCCCCACCGCGTAAAACACCCAAGTAATAAGCTAACATATTTACCATTGTGGAATCGCCTGAAACTGCCCCCTGATAAAAATCAGAGAAAGAGCCTTGAGATATGTTCTCATTAGCCATTGGTAAATCTCCTTGTAGGAGTAGCAGGGGTATTCGCAGTGGGTATTTCAGTTCCTGCAGTGGAACTACTTATAAGGATAAATGAAAAAGCGGGCTTTCGCCCGCTAAATCAGTCTTAGTTATACGTAACTTCTTTTGAGTTACAGGTCCTACATGGTCTTTTATCCAAGTCTGGCCTAGGAAAAGTAGAGTCCGCTTTATGATAGGACTGCATCTTATCTCTACCGCAACCCCCGCAAGAAGCCTTTACGTAGTTTTTACTGCAACTGTCGTCTGCGCATTTGCCAAAGCTATTCCGTCTTTTACTACAAGACGGGCACTTTGAATTACGATACGGGTTGGTATCAAAATACCCTTCTGTTTTAGCCATTAGCCAACAATTTTAGAAAACAAAACACTAACAGCGTTAGTAGCAGTGCCAGCGCCCGATATAGCGTAAAGTTTGTCTCCCGCGTTTAACCAAAGTTGCAGGTTAGTATTTTGGTTCATTCTAACGCCTCTGTTACCTGTGTAGTTATGGTCTACTAAATTAGTACCTAAAAATAGAGCGGCTGTATCGGTATTAGATATTTGAACTGCGGTGCTTGGGTTTCCCTCAGGAATTTCTGCAATTAAAGTAGGCGTAGTTGCTACAGTAAATGCTGCACATACAATTGCCATTACTTCTTACCCTTAATCTTCTTGGCAAGAGCGTTGTCTTTCTTAGTGTCCTCTTTGCGGGACATTGGCTTCTTGTCCATTTTCTTATCTTCTTTTTCAAACTTAGCTTTTTGAGCTGGGGACATGCCCTTCATTGCCTTAGCATCTTGCTTCTTGTCTGCAGCCTTCATTGGACCACATGCACACTTTGCCTTACCGCATTTTTTACACATTATTTCTTACCAGCTTTCTTAGTAGTAGTTTTCTTAGCAAACTTTTTATTAGCAGCGGCTAGTGTTTTTTCACCGTGCTTGTTTTTTGGGGCGCCACAGCCACAAGTTGCGCACATTATTTTTTCTTCTTTCGTAGTGCGGCTAAATCAGCAGCATCAATTTTATTTGGGTTACCAGCTTTTCCAGCAATCTTGCTTTGCTTTGGGGATAGCTTCTTTGCTGCTCCCTTACCTTTGCCGTAGCCAGGCTCGCCTTTTTTCTTTCCACATCCACACGGTGCGCACATAATAACTCCTAGTTTGCGTAAGCTTGAAATTGAGAGTCGTTGACCATTTCTTCGGGCATAATCTGACGACAATCCAAAGAGACCACGGTAAACTTCTCTAATACAATACCACGTAGCTGAGACAAAATTGGGCGATAAACCTGATTTTGCCAAATAATACGGTCACGATTTAATGGGTCAGGGTTATTAAATACTGTCGGAAGTAGTCTAGAAAGTTCTTCTTTATCAATAGTAAGGTGTACAGCGTCAGCGTTGTAGAAACCCTCGTGGCTGTGCTCCACAGTTCCATGCTTAATAACCGCCCTAATAACAGGTAGGGTAACTGGGGAATACCATTGACGGCCTACGCCAGCGCTGCTGCCAACATCATAAATTGGATCAACCACAGTAGCCGCAGAGTTAAATCTATACCACAAAACCTCAGTACCTACTGGGTTAGTTAGGTCTTTAGTAATGGCATCGTGGATTTCGGAATGCTCAAAGTCGGTATCAAACCTACCGCCAGGTGTATACGGTCTACTCATTATGGCCTCAAACTACTCTTATCTATATTAATACGAGCAGCAAATAAGCACTCGCCATAGTCAGCGTGATCTTGGGTAGGGCAACCTGTTCTACAAGCCATCTGTTTGGTTTTCTGAAACTTTCCAGTCAGTTACTCTTTGACCGCATGGACCACACATAAATTCAGTCCCTACAGGACCATCACCATGTATAGTTACGTCTTGATGTTCGCAACCCTCTGTGTGACATGTTATGTCGTACCAAATGTAATCGTTCATTATCTCATCCATTATCTTATCGCTATCCATCCAAAGGTAGCTGCAACTGCACCACCTGCGCCATTGTTGGCAAAAACTGTAAATGTTGTTGAACTAGGTGCTGTACTTACAAAAATGTTTGTATTAAGTGATGAGCTGTAAGCAGTATTGCGAACAGTTGCTACAACTGCTGTTGGGGTAGTTCCAAGGCTGTGAGTCACAGTTAAGGTTGAGCCTGATGACGTTGTACCAGTTCCACCTCTAGCACCTCTAAGCGTAATACCTGCACTATCGGTACTTGCGCTAGTTGCGCTAGTTGCGCTATTTGCGCTAGTTGCAGTACCAGTTAAAAATCCTGTAAAACTTCCATTAGTAGTTCCATTTAGTTGTATAAAGCCCGAACTACTATCTAGTACAACTCCGTCTACATCTCCTGTTAAAAAAAGATGTGTAGCGCTGGCATCGTTATTTGTAAACTTTAATTCTGCTCGCTCATAAGGGTCACCTGATGCTGCTCTAATTCTTACACCATAGTCAGCCGTTGCATCATAGAGTGCATCTATCCTACCGCTAACAGATGTAGCTGTAACAGACGTAGCTGTAATTGCGCCAGCGCTAAAATTGCCTGAACCATCACGTTGAACAATAGTACTAACAGTATTAGCGCTTGTTGCCGCAATAGCTCCTGCCTGAGTTACCCAAGCTGTACCGTTCCATCTTTTAACTGCCATTATTTAACCATCCTTAAAAATAAACAAAATACGTATTACTTGGAGTCCCATTACCGATGGCGTTAACTGCGTACACTCTAATGTCGTAACCTCCACCAATGTCTACTCCAACAAAAGTGCTGGTTGTAGCGCTATTAAATGTGCTATATAAAGCCCATGATGACCCATCAAAGTACTGCAGTGTATATCCTGTAATTGCACTACCGTTATTTGCAGGAACACTCCAAGATACCTGATGAATTGTTGAATATTCGCTATCCCCCTGAGAATAAAGATACCCAGTTAATGATGGGGCACTTGGAACACCAGCAGAAGTTGTAGCACTTGCAGATGCAGTAGGACCGTTACCAACAGAGTTAGTGGCAAGAACTGTGTACGAGTAAGCAGTTTGAGGAGTTAAACCAGTGTCAGTAAAAGATGTTCCTGCTCCCGTGTAGATTGTTGTAGCTCCGCGTTTAAGCGTGTAACTGGTAATAGCGGCGCCACCATTGGTAGCTGGGGCAGCCCAACTTAAGTTTACAGATGTACCACCACTAACTGCAGTTGCTGTAAATGACTGCGGGGCACTTGGAGCAACTGCTGAAGCAATACTTCCTGCTACTACACCTACATTAATCATTAGGTCAAGTTTCCAATCAATACCCAAGTATCAGTAGCACGTTTAATTAGAGTTGCAGCAGCCCATCGAGCTTTAAGTGTCCGAGTTCCAGCACTTGTTGGAGAAAAGTAATTAATAGTAACGCCAGACCCAGGAGCAATAGTAGTTGTTCCAGCGTTAGTTTGGATTACTGTTACCTGTGTTCCAATAGGAAAAGCCACACTTGAATTAGGCGGGACAGTTAAAGTATTTGCAGAAGCGTTATTCATTTCAACATATTCACCAACATCGCCAAGAACAAGTGTGTAGGTAGTACTTGTTATTTCGTTGGTAACTGGGTATTGCAGGGTATATCTAGCATCAGACTGGGCTTGTGTGTAAAAATCACTAGAGGTGCCCGTAGAGTCAATCCAAATATCACCAATTACTGGAGATGATGGAGCAGTGTCTCCAGTAAATACGCGACCACCAATAGCACCATCTGTTGCCTGTACGGCAGAGTTTATCCAAGCGGTTCCATCGTGTACTTGAATAGTTTTAGTATCAGTATCAAAAAAAGTGTCACCAGCCGTGCCTGCAGGTGGGGTTGATCCAGTAAGCAGTTTGATTGCTGATAAAAATCTACGTGCCATAATTAAACTCCTAAGTAACTAGTTTACCCTATGATAACGTAAGAGAAAGAATTTGCCGTAGTAGCGGCTACCGCAAATGTAACAGTTGTAGAGTTAGTAACTGTGACATCCATATCCACCAAAATGCCTGATGAATCAAACGTTTGTACTAGAACCGCAGTAGTAGCCAATGTATGAGTTACAGGAACTGTTGTTGTGGATGAGAAAGACAGCGATCCCGTTGTTTTTGTGACACCGCTAGTAATACCTAAAAGCGTACGTACATCAGTAGTTGAAGTAGGTACATACTTAGTGCCATCGCCAACCGCAATGTAGTTATTGGTAGCCGTAGCAGTATTACCTGTACCACCATTAGCAACAGATAGTGCTGTTCCCAAAGAAGAAATGCTGTTAGCAGTAATGTTTCCCGCAAACGATACAGCCGCAACTGTAGTTCCATTAGTATTTAACCATCTAGTTAAATCGCCACTTGGTGAAGCGTGTGTATTTTGTACTTTTAACGCCACGTTTGTTGCAACAGCAGTTGTAATGTTTGAGCCAGTCGAAGCTAAAGTAATTTGAGAATTAGTTGATGACGAAGTGTTATTAAGAGTAGCAGCAAAAATGTTTGTAAAAATACCCTGACCACTTGAGGAAACTCTTGCTAGTGTTGTACCTAAGTGATTTTGCCATTCTTGCAAATCTTCAGATTGATTCTCTATACCTTTTACAACAAGAGGTACAGAATTAGTTGATGTAGCGTTTGTAATTGTAAGGCCACCAAAAGAAACAACTGAAGTTGCTCCAACCCCAAGTGCAGTGGCAGCTTGGGTAGCAGTTGTTTGACCAGTACCACCGTTAGCAATATCAACCGTGCCTGTTACGTTAGCAGCATTACCTGTAATATTTCCAGAGATTAACGAGCCAGCAAGCGCGGAAATAGATACCGCGCCAGATGCAACACTAAACTGAGCGGTTGGGAATGACGCAACACCTAATGCAGATGTAGAAGCAAGACCTACAGAAATAATGTTATTAGAAACGCTAATTGGAGAGGAGCCTGTAAGTGTTCCGCCACCAGAGAACTGAGTCCACTTAACAGGGTCAGTGCCAATTTTAATAGCGTTTGTTGGAGTACCTGTTCCAGGGGAGTTCATTACAAAGCCCTGATTAGCGTGCTGTGTACCGCCTAATACGAATACAAAGTCGCCAGAGATAAACTCGCCTGCTGGACTATTGTCCATGTCAATTGCGCGAGTTAATTTCCAAGGGGTTGAGCCAGAGCCAATGTCACCAGCGGCAGCAACATAGTAAACACCGTTAGCAATAGACTCAGCACCTGCAGCAGCAGTGACACCATCTTTAACAAGAATACGAGAACCAGTGGTTAGAGAAATCGGACTACTGGTAGTGCTAACAGCGTCAATGCTAAGAAAACCGTTAGAAGAAGCTTGGATGTACGCCCCAATACCTGTACCGCCAGAAGCATCGGCAGAACCAGCGGTATAAGTAGCGGCAAGAGTTCCAGTTGTACAAGCTTCTACAGCATCGTGTGGATTAAGACCTGCAGAGATGTTATCTACATAACTCTTGTTAACCACATCAAGAGCGTTTACAGGAGCAGTAGCGCGAATGGTATAGCCAGAAGCGCTGAAGTCAACGTTGGCACTTAGGGAGTTGCTTAAATCACTAAGCTTGATTGCTGAGTGATCTGCTCCAGCATGGCGGTGAACGTGGTCAGAACGAGAGTAGGTCTCTGCAGAACCAGTTGTGGCTGTAGCTCCAAGGTCAGCAGGTGTAGAAGCGCCAAACTCATCGCTTTGTGCCCAAACAGAGCCATTTGAGTAATAGATGTGCTTGTTGTCTGTGGCGTAGTAGAAAGTACCTACGTTACCTGAACCTGCCGCAGGGCGAGATGCAAGTGGTCCAGCAGACATACCTCCAGCGCCAACCCAGCCCGTGCCATTGTAGAAGTACAGCGTGTTAGCCGTACTGTCGTAGTAAACCTGACCAGCAACAGGGGATGCAGGAGAGCCCGCAAGGTTTTGAATACGGGCATTTTGAAGCTCGTTCTTACCCAGGTCTATGGGGGTTAAAAATTTACGTGCCATTTACATCTCCTACGATAGGTACGCTACGCCGCTAAAAGCGCCACTAAAAGTGAT